GTGACTCGGGCTTTACTAGCATGAGCCTGATTGACATCATTCAAAAACATAAGAAAGCCACGTCGGAGAGACTGAGTCTTCTCTGCTGTGAAGGGTATGTCCATTAGGATAAATGAACCCCTGATATTTGAACAGTGGAGAGCATATCTGTTACTGGCTGCGAGGAGTGCTTCGTACGGGTAGGAGATCAGGATGTTCTCATTGAGGTCATCAGGGATTATGAATTCAATGGACTCCACCGAAAGAGTCTCTTCCCCTCTGATAGACCATGCTCTGGTAGTGTGAAGGGTGAAGGGAAAATTGATTTTATGGGTGTGGATATCCCCGGTGATTTGAAAGTGCTGAATGCGCCGATCACTGACCATCCGCTTCCAAGCTATGTCGTACGAGTCCTTTGTGAGATCGAACTTTACGACATAGTCGGGGTTATTCTGGTAATCGGGATTGGAAAACTCAAAGAAGCGAGTGAACGCATCAGTGAGCCTTTGAGGAGCAAGCTCATCAAAGAGTACTTCAATATGTTCAGTCATGATTGTTTATATCCTCTATTCTTTTTAAGGCTGAAGGTTGACGGCGGTATCAGAGCCGTACTGAAGAACTACGTCATCGCGCAGCAGATACCGAACGAATTCCTGAGAAGCATTGATGTAACAGTTCATACCGGTGCGAGTATCCAGGATAGCCTGCACAACACTACTGAATTGATTGGCAAAATTATTGACGGCTTTACAGAACATGTCGATCTTGTATTCGACCTGCATCTTGGCTTTAACGGCACCGTTATTGTAGCTGATATCGGTCGATATGCTAATCGCCTCAATATCAAATGATGCTTTACCTTCAGAGATGCTTTCACCGTGCTCTTTGAGCACAATCAGGATGGGCACACTCGTAAGGCCGTTGATTGCTGCCGACATAGTCAGAGTGCGTGAATTAAAGACGCCCAGATGAGTATCCATATGCAGGCCACGAATGCGAGGAATAAAAGTAATCTGTTGATCCACGAGTGCGGCTTCGAGATGAACAGCCGCATTAAGTTTGCTCAGGACATTCTGAACTGTGGTGAGTTGCGTGAAGTCTTCGGGGGAGTTGAGCTTGGTAGGCATGAGTCTTTCTCCTGTTCATGTATGTGTGAATGGCTGATATAGCCATACCCCCTCACATCCCTTACATAAGGGATGTGAAAGTGTGCTGTTAGTTCAGATGTTAGTCTAACACTTCTTTATGTTAGCGATAGCGCAGGATAGTGGATCTCCTGACTCCGTATTCGCGAATGGTTTTCTCACAGGTCAAGAACGACATCAGTTCATCAGTGCCGTTGATCGTGAAATGGATGCCCTGTCTGACTTCATCCATCTTCTGCTTCATGGCATTGACCACATTTTGGAATCCCTTCAGCGCTGCTTCAAAGCTCTCAGGGGTGTAGCTGAAGACGGTGGATGTTTTGGCAAGATCTGTCGGATCATTGGCCATCATGACCTCGATAGCAAGAACATCGAATCCTTCATAATCCTCAGCATTACGGATCAGGTAGATGCCGGCGTTGAGTCCATTGACGAACTCACAATTGATCGTAATTCTGTCACTATCGAGGTCAAGGAGAACCATATCTCCAGACCCGACACGCGAGCACAACCCAATGGGTTGCTGGCTGATCCCAGGATCAATCTGTAGCATCTCATTGAATGCGCAAAACACATCACCGAGGGTATTGTAGCATTGCTTCATTTGTCGTTCCTTTTTTATGGTGAGGGTATGAATCCACTACTCCTATTGTGGAGTAGTGGATTCAGTGATCTAGAAATTCAGATCAGAACACACCGGTCATGGTTGCACCATGCACTTCGGCTTTTGCCTGACTGGTGAGGTACGGAATGTAGCTGTTGAAGATGTCCGGCATCTGAACCTCGGACTCAGATTCAGCAATGTAGAAGTTGACGTTCTCGGCCAGTTCAGAGAAGTGGTAGTTGGCGTTGAGCCATTGCGCATAGGTGTACTTGACATCGATGCTGGTCATGGGTTCATCTTCGTCCACGGTGCACAGAGTGATGCTCTCCACCTTCATGAACTTGCGGGTCTTATCCGTGAAGACCAGGTGGATCTTGGCATCAGGTCCATCCCAATCAGGACAGAAGGACACATCGATTGAGACAGCCCACGCTGACATCGACTTGATCGGAAGAATGCCGGTATTGAAATCGTTGTCGCCGGAATCGCAGAAGTGGCACGGAATGCTATTCATCTCGCCGAAGAGAAAGTTGGTAGCCAGGTTCAGCTGCTGACACACCAGTTCGATCGTGAGCTTCTCGGTTTCGATGAGAACCTCAGCCACAGCCTGGGGGTAGTTGGTCATGTAGACAATCATTTCGTTACTCATGAGTGTTTCTCCTTTTCATGCATATTTAAAAGCACCATACAGCCTCTACAGTCTATTTAATTGACAATAGAGGCTGGTAGTGTGTGTTCAAGATTTGAATTCGTTGTAGAGCTTATTTGCGCACCATCCTAGTGATGTCGTCGAGCCATTCTTCATAGCTCAATTCAAAACCCGCAAACCAGGTCTCGTGGTTGTCATGCAGGTAGTGCGCCAGTTGTTCAGGTGTTTCACAGGCCGGACTGATCGGGGTGCCTTCAGAGGTGACCTCATACATCATGTAATGAGTCTTCTCATCACCAGTCCATTCAGGCATATAGTAGTCCTGGCGAGGACGCCTGCCCATGTCCGCGATAGCAGCCTTTTCACCGTGGTTCATTGCGAAGTTATTGAATTCTTTAAGATCCCCAGCAAACTGATTGAAATTCAACAACGGCTTATACTTACCATACGCGTTCTTGGGGTGCTCCCAATTAGCAGGAACCATCCGTACTTCACGAGTTGGCATCACTTATCCTTTCACATCAATTCTTGTCAATAATAACAAGCATGCTTTGACAGCACATCTTGATTTTCTTGAAGTACTCATTATCACTGGCAATTTCTGCTTCCAAGGCAGATTGTCCAGGAGGAGGAGCTGGGGTTTCCGAAGGGCGGATGTCGCGTGTGATGCCATTCTTTTTGAAATAGCCTTCAAGCGAGTAGCCAGTTTTCTCAACCGACATCGGTGTTGTCCGCAGGATTCTTCTTACCAGCAGCAAGATCTTTCAAAATCTTCTCCTTAGCAAGATGGCGCTTAGTGATCTGCTCTTTAATAAATGCTGGCGTGATAGTCTGCTCACCACACTCAGATAAGGGCAGTCCATTAAACGTAAGGCTATTGGAATATTTATCAAAATTCACTAGAGTTACCTCATGAAGTTTAGTGAGATTTCAGCATTTGTTTGTACTTCAAGGCTGCCGATGAAGAGTTTACACCGGACATCGAGCACAATGCAGGCAATGGTCTCCTTTGCAGATGGGTAGAAGGTGAGATTGATTCCCCTGACGGTCTTAGCCTTCAAGTTAGAAACCAGGGAGTATTCCGTACTGCTTTCATCCATTGGAATGAACTCAGGCAATGCCCGGACAATCTCAGCCAGATAGTTTCTCAGACTCTGAAAGTGGGAGCCGCAGTACGACTCGTTAGGAATCCTCAAGGGATTAAACTCGAACCGCATCCTCTCACGCATCATTGCTTTGTATCGCGTGAGGATACTGGGGAACATCTCATCATCCAAAGGGATGTCGAAATCGACTTTGACTTCAAGATCGGTCTTGCGCATACTTGTCCTCTAATACCAACTGGAGAGCATGAAAGCTCTCCAGTGTTATGCCGTCATTAACCGAGGACTTGTCCAGCATCCCATTCAATGGTTTGAATGTCGGCGTCCGTGAGATCGCTCTTGGTCATGAAGGCCTTGCTCACAATGCCGGAATAGATGTTCTCTTCCATCGATTCATCAGCCTTGATTTCAGACTTGATATGAAACACCTGCTCCCAATTACCATCCTTGATAGTGGTAATAAGAGCAGTCTTCCACTCAAGTGCTGCCACCACACAGAAACCGGCAGTGCAGCCCATGGTGTTGATGGTGATATCGAAGGAGACGACTGCTTTTGTTTCAGCGTGACTGGCAAGGTGGCTGGCCATGGCCATGATCTTCAGGAAGTCTTCGCCCTTGGCAATCCGACTGATCACGTTTTCGTACAGGCAGCCGAGCTGACCATCAATGTAATCGAGGACAGGCTTGGTATTGCCGACAAAGTCAGCAATGGATTGCTTGGTGAGGAACTCGCTGTGCCACTTGTCAGCAAAAGAGCCGACGGGTAGTGAGAAGGCATCGGTCGGTGCTTTGTAACTGGGATCGATCTTTCGGACTTCATCACTGAATCCCGCAGTAACCTGGTAATTGTAGCGCACAGTTATCCTTTCTAGTTGAGAGTGGATCTGAAGCTATCTGCACCATCAATGATGATGCGTTTGCTATACGTCATGCTTAGCACCAGCAGACGTGTGTTCTTTTCAGACAGGCAGTCTCTGATTGCGCTCGAAGGCTCGCCCTCACCCACTTTCTTGATGAACTTCCACTTGTGACTGAAACCCCCAGTTTGACCATAGACGTAGAAAACATCCGGGTCAACAATCTCCACATCGAGATCGAGTGTCAGGCAATCATGCAAGTATTCTGCAAACCGGTCTTTGGCATCACTGACGGCATTGCTGCCATCAAGAGTGCTTTTACCGGTCCTCAGAAGCCAGTCCGAGTAAAGCATCTCGAACTCTTCACCAGAGAGACTGACATCAAAGCCTTCGGTAGCCTTGATGTCAGTTAGAACATCTTCGAGATTATACCGCATTGAAAATGCCGAAGAAGTTACGGATGGAAGCGGTCACGTCTTCAGAAGTAGCAAGGTGATATTCTTCCTTGGGTTTGGGTTCGGGCTTGGGATCTTCCTTGTGAGGAAGGGGGTTGACGATCTTGAAGAAGTTGCTGATCATCTCAGCCGGGGTCTTGGATTGGACTTCTTCAACTTCAGGTGTTTCGACCTGCTCAGCCTGCGTGGTCTGTTCCAGATGTTCGACCGGTGCATCACTGGTAGGTTTGGGTGTGGTAGTATTCGCCGGCATCGGCTGAACGATAAGATGTTTCATGATGATTCTCCTGTATACTTGATGCAGTTGTGGGTTTCATACAGCTTACCTGACACGTACAACAAACGCTACTATTCGCCTATCAGGCGAATAGTAGCGAATGCTTGGTATTAGGCTTTCAGATTACGCTGATACGTCATTTCCCAATCAGGACCAAAGTCAATCTCGCCGACATACTCTCCCTCGGTGTTGTAACCGCGAACAACAGAAGAGAGCCTAGCACGGATCTTGATGCAGATGCCTGTATTGGAACCAGGAACCTTGGTAACTGGGATCACCACGAGGTTGAAGTCGTACTTGTGTCCTACATACATATCGATGGCATCGTAGACTTCAGCAGTGTGCACCAACTTAGCCGAATCTACCAGCGTCATCAGTACTTCATTGAAGCCGCCATGAGTGCGTTCGAACTTGACAATACCGAAAGCAGCCTCCCTGAAAGGCAGCTCAACAAAATCAGTAACTTGTCTCAGAGCAGACTTGAAGGACTGGATGGTGTCGGATGTGTATGCAACACCTGCGATTTTCTGCCAGTCAAAATGCAGTCCTTGTTCACCGAAGTATCCTGCAGACTTCTCGATGAAGCTTGTGAGGAAACCAGGCAATTGCTCCACGTGTTTACGCAGATGCATGACCATCTCATCAGCATCGTCCGTGGGATCAGTAGCCAGAGTGAAACCGATGGCAGGTACATCCATGGTCTCATCCATTGACCTGCACTTGTCAAACTTCTCCAATGCTTCTCGGTAAATCGGAAAGGTGTCTTCCATTCTAAATCCTTTTGTTTGTTATTGGGAGTAGGCTACAGAGCCCAACGTTTACCTACATTACAATTTTTGTTAAAGCGTCCTGTTTTATGCAAAAGCTTATCTCTAACTGCTCGTGCAATAACAAGCTTCTTGTCTTTATTAGCTTGATACGTATTGGCTGTGCCAATATAAACCTCTTTATGCTCACCTCCAACTTTTATTCTGTAAAGATAGATCGTACTACCATCGTCGAGGTTCTTTATGGTGATGTATATATTGCTCTCACCAGTGGCAGAGTACCGATTCTTGATAGTCGATACGTCTGAGGTAAAAGGGTCGTCAGGAGATTCAGTACTACCAAACATATCTCCTAACAGGTCATCGAAGATATCAAAAATGATTTGTGGAAACATGGTAACACATTGAGCCTTTCTTCATACTTACAACAAGTCTTTTACGTAATGTGTGTCTGAAATGTTTTAGAGCATAGTTTACTTAGCCATATAAGCTCCCTGTGAAGTTTAAATGTACTGGGTGATAAAGTACACCCAAATGATAACTGACGGCACATACCCTCTGTATTCCAGGGAATACAGAGGGTATGGTTTATGTCGGTGTTACCAGTTGAGGTACGCGGGTTTCTGAATCGATGACTTTGCCCAGCCCATGGTATTCATGAGCTCCACGATGCTATAGGAGGCCGATTCCTGAGCTACCATAGCCGGTTGCTTCAGAGCAGCCTCGATATCACTGCGAAGAATCATCTTCTCTTCCAGAGAGACGATACCCATACTTTCACAGGCAGGCGAGAAGTACTTCTCAGCCAAAGCGATGCCGCAATCATTCACCCAGTCCCAGGTGATGATGTTCTTGAGTTGCCGGTGATTGACGCCATTGATCACTTCATCATCGGTGAAAGCACGGATCGAGAAACAGACGTTCTCATTGGGGTTGTCCAGCTGCTTCTTCAGAGCATCACCCTGAGGACCGGACGGAGCCACCTTACCCATGATAGCGATCACGGTGCGACCACTTTCGTCCTTCATCTCTTCGAGCCAGACTTCCTTGATGTGGTGAGAGACGTTTCTCTCATTGATCAGAAAGAGCCGATTCGTGAAGTCGCGCATCTTTTCCCCAGGCATGGGCTTGGGGTGACCGCACTCACCACGGAGCTTGGAGCGTTGGACGCGCTTGATGAAGAGCGAGGAACTATCAAAGAGTTGCTTGACACCGATGGCAGTGTAGTACTCACCGATGGAGTTGAAGACATTCAGACCACCGAGGATCACTGTGTAGTAACCCTCCTCGTCAGGTTTGAGTGTCCCTTTCTTGTTTTTGGATGCGAGTGCAGTGCAGGTAAAACGGATGGAGTTGAGATTGGTTGCCATGACTTCCTCAGGTTCTTAGGATGCGTTCAATATTCTCGACACGGGTAGAAGGATTGACAAGAGCGCTGATCAGACCGTCGTTCATATAGCTACCCGCTATCTTGTTCAGAGTATTGGTTGCCGCATAGATCACTGATTTCAGAGGCACATATGCGGGAGGCTTCGTATACACATCCCTCAAGTCCGCTACCACTGTCCGATAGTACTTCGACCTATCTCGTCTGTCACGAGAGATCAAAGAGACAATGAGTTCAGTCACTTCTCGCTGAGCACCCACGTTTGCATTTGCATACTTACGAGCCGTGTCGAACAACCTAGCCAGATCCAGATAGTTCATGTACCAAGGTACTCGACCTTTCGAAATGACTTCGTTGTAGATCTGATAAACCAAAGTGTCACGACGAACTAAGTTGGTATTGACAACCACCTTAGCACCAGGCTCGAAAAAGAATTCGTAATAGTCAGAATCATCAACCGTCACAATCTTGAAGCTCGTGGGTTCAATCTGAATCATCGAGTTGACGATATTTGTAGCCATCAAGGTATCGTCAATCACGATAGCGAAGATACCGACGATGTATGTCTCCACACCTACGAAAGCCATGTTGCGTTCACGGAACCGCGCCGGAATGTAGATCTTTGTGGGTTTCGTGGCAAAGAGACTATTGCCCACCTTCTTCAAAGAACTCTTAACGGCTTCCGGACTACGAACAAAACGAGTGATATCCATTTTCTTTTTTCCGTGAATAAAGACACTCTGGTAGCTAGAGCTACCAGAGTGTCTGTGAAGTTATGCGAGTCGCATCTGATCGAAACACCAGTCACTGATGTATTCGATTTCAGCAATGGTCGAGACTTCACGAGGATCGAGTTTCGGGTTCTCTTTCGAGAGCGCGTCGATTCGGCTCAGCAGCTTTTCGGCATCGGTCCGATAGTACCTGGACCGTCCCAGAAGACGCAGTGCCACACCATAAGGATCAACCAGCTCTCGCTCATTGATCCGATCGAGCTCATCCGAGAACTTCTCGAAGATCAGAGCACGAGGGATTTCCAGATCGAGTTGGTCGGCAGCAATCATCCGACCAAACACCGAGTGCATTGCAGCCTTGGTCTTTGCGAACTTGTACTTGTTGTCCGACACACTGGCCATGGCCACATGCTTGTTCCAGAGACCAGACAGCTCGCCTTTCTTGCTCAGGAATTCTTCGAGCGTAAAGACAGGCATCTTGGCCAGCAGTGAGCCGAGTACTGCATCAGCATCACCGCCTTGTTCCAGGAACTGATCGTAGACATCCTTGTTGACAACAATCTCACGAGCTGTGCGGTCGATGAAACGAACCACGATCGGCTTGGTGGTGGCATTCGCTTCAATGATTTTGAGTTCATTGAAGAGCATTGCCCCAGCCAGTTCGTTGAGCGTGCGCATTTCCATGTTGTAGTTGGAAAGCGTCAGAGGCGTACCATCCGGAGGATTGTCGATGAAACCATTGGAGAGCAGGAAGATCGCCAACAGTTCATCGAGCTTCGACGTCACACTGCCGGAAAAAGATGCTCGCTGACCGATGAAGTTCTGGATGCGATCGGTGTATTCGTTTCCGAACACGCTATAGTAGACCGTATCAAGAAACTTTTCACCTTTGCCAGCCAGCCAGACCGAGATCGAGATATCGAGATCGGAGTTACCGGTCTTCACTCGAGCTGCCAGAGTCTCAGGCTCCACAGCGCCCATGACGAACGGCAGGCGATAAGCCGGATTGATGGCGACCGACTGGAACTTCTCGAGCAGTGTTTCGAACGTGGGGTGCAGCAGCGGTTGCGGAGGATTCCAGCTCACGACGGAGAAACTCATGGTCTCATCGCGAGGAATGGTTCTCATCACTTCATCGACCTGAGTGACGAATTGTTCCACGGCAGGAGCCACCACATTCTTCGCATACGAGATGTGGTTGGAGACAGCCTTGGCCAGTTCCGGAACGAGTTCATCGACGATCATGTCGTGGGACTTGACGATCATCCCGCTGGCGGAACTGTGGACTTGTTCAGTGCCTTCACTGAACGACATGGCGAACTGACCGCCGACATCCTTGCTGACAAACAGACCGGTCGTGTGATTGACCAGCTGATTCATAGGCGAGGGATCGACTGCCGTCAGAGACAGATTCTTTGCAACCACTGCCTGGGCGAGGGGGAATGCCGCTGTTACGGCTTCATTGGTAAGCACTTTGCAGCTCCTTTCATGCCTTGAGCGAATTGGCCAGTCGAGCAGTGAAGTTCGAAACAGCCAGATTGTAGATCGATTGACGAGTCAGTGCCTCGCCACCCAGAGAGTCAGCCACATCGTTACCCACAGTGGCCAACGTCACCTGCGCAGTCAGCTCGGCAGCATTTGCCACTGTCGAGAGAGTGTTTTTAAGCTTTTCTTCAGTGTTCATACAGCAATGCGGGCCAGCTATTTACTGGCCCGCCTCCTTTACTTGACGTTGTTATAGGCTGCGACTGCCTTCTTTGCGATTTCTTTCAAAAGGGTAGCAGTAGTTCCGATGATGTACGGGCTTGTCACGATGCGGTTATAGATACTCTTACCGCTGAACAAGGCGTCAACCTTCACACCTGTTTCACTGACAATTTCGTTTTCGAACACATCAGAGATCACGGACTTGTTCTGGTTAGCGAAGACTACTTTGTCGCCAATACCAGCAGGCTGTTCGTGTGTCATGTAGATCCGAATACAAGCAGCATCTGCAGGCAACGGATCTCCTTCTACTCTGAAGCTATCGTCAACGCCCCCATCCAAGGCGGCCCCATCCACAGACTTGTTACGCTGTGTCAGCATCTTGTCCGAGGCATTCGTAATGGTTCGCAAGGAAGCAGACATATCCTCCTTCTCGCCATTGTAATACACCTCGACTCTCTCCACGTGACCGGTGTGTTTAGCGCGAGGCACCTGAGCACTCAGATACTGCAGCGACGTCATTGCTTCATCGGAGAATCCACCATTTCTGGCACTGACCTCATCCTCAATGACACATAGGATAGAGTCAGACTCGAGCTCATCTCCTACTTTAACCAGCTTGTGAATGCTGTCCTTGAATCCAACAATGATGTCTCGTGTGTACGCAACAGTCGTCTTCAACTTCTCAGCCACTCTTGATGAGACGGCAGAGGAGTCTTCAAGAGTACGCACATCTTCAAGTAGCGCTACCTTGGAGTAGAAACCAATCTTGAAGACTGCTTGATCCTTGTTAAACGTATCGCGTTCAAAGAAACCCTTGTTGTAGGAGATGATTGCTCCCTCTTTGAACTTCTGACCAACTCGCATGTCGGTCGTCAATTCATGAGGGACAGTCAAGCCCTGTGCTTTACCAAATCTACGACCGAGTTCGATACCGACTTTCTTACCGTCATCATATTCAATTATGATGCCAGTGTCAGATACCGAAACCACCTTACCGGCCTTTTTCGCAGTAGTGGCGAACATAGGACCAGTGCGGTGTGCCATCACATACTCATAACCAGTTCTGACCATCGGAGCTCTTGCACCCACACATGCCATGGAGTGAGAGTTCTGGATTGAGATAAACCCTACGCGCTTGGGATCATCATTCAAAGCCCCTGGGGCTAACAATGCGCTGGTAGACAATAGAGCCGTAGCTCCGGTCTTACCGATTTCGTATCCTCTTGACAGTCCTCGCTGAGATGAGAACTGAGGGTCAGCACTGGTGAATACGTTGATACCCACATCACCCGAGTCGACCGTAGCTTCAGAGATCACACCCATGTCATTCTTGTGGTAGGCACGAGTGTGCTTGGTCATGCTCCTTGAAGTACGACCACCTACTCCACCGAAGGTAACAGCTTCTATTTCCTTCAGGTTCTGAATAGGATTGATCTCAGAGAGCAAGATCTTGCTAGGGTCTTGAGTGATGTTCATCAAGACAGCCATCGGATTGAGTTCAATAGGCGGCTTGGTATTGTCCAGACGAGAACGCTGCATGCGAACAGCCTTCACAATCTCCGAATAGACAGCACCAGCGAACCGTTCATACCCTTTCTTACGCATGTATGCAGGATCGATCTCCTCAGGGTGATAATCCGTTTGCAGCAGCTCAACAGCCCGCATCAAGATCCCACGGAACGTGGTAGGTTCGTTGAGCTCCATGAGCAGCTCACGAGTGATTGGGTCGATGAACAGTTCATTGATGAGCTGGATCTCCTTGAGATGGCGATTGCTCAACTTGTAAGCTTCCAGCACGTTAAGATACACGTGAGGTTGGTTGAATTCATAGACGCTGTAGAGCCTGATAGCGTCTTTGTACTCCCTGAATCCACCCAGGATCAAACTCGCAATCTTGTCATCACGGTCGAATACCAGAGTCTCATCTTCGAAGGTAATGCCGTATTCGGAAGGCAGCAGTTTGACTTGCTTACCTGCTTCCACACGACGCACTTCAATCTTCAAAGACGCGATCAGTTTTTCAAGACCGAGCTGATATGCCAGGATGATGCCCACCGGAATATCGCGACCCAGTACTTTCATGGTAGCGCAGTCGACAGGAGCCTTGGCAGACTCCACACCCAGCATTTCTTCAAACGACTTGAAAGGAGACAAGACTCCCTTCTCACCGAGGAGGATGTTGCTGAACTTATCGAGCACGATCACCTTGGGCTGAGCACCTGCTTTCTTGCCAACCTCTACCGCAGCAACAATGGAACCATCAGCCTCGTACATATCCCGCAAGCTCTTATCGATCATCTGTTCGCGTTTGACGTGGTCAAAGACGAACTGAAAGCCTGCGAGTTGGAAGCTGATGTACCCCATCGACAAAGTCGTGTAAAGCTTGGGTGCTTCGAAGAGATGGTCGAAAACGTTACCGGCATTGAATTCACTGATAGGCGAATCTTCCATCAATGCAGTCTCAGCCACACGGTTTCTCAACCAAGCCCCATAATCGTTGACTCGTTTCTCACTGCGACAAACAAACACTTTTCCATAGTAGCTTGTGAGAGCCACACGGTTAGGACCTACCTTGTGAATAGGCAGATCTCCGATTTGCTTACGCATACGGTACTTCGAACCATTGACTTCAAAGACCCCGTTCTCATCCACACTCGGCAAGGTGAAGCAGACCGTCGAAGGCTTTCCATTGACTGGCACAAACTGAACGCTGTAATTATCGTGCTTACCCATGATCGTCTCAACGTGCTCGACTTCATAGTTGGTCACGGCAATGCCGGCATTCTGGAAGTTCAGGACAGATGCAGCAATGTCCCGACCCATCGTGTTTTCAATGTACTTGCTATCGAACTCAAGCAGACTGCTCTTGAGCATGGTCTTATCAGCGACCTGAGGAATGTCCGGCACCTGTTTGGATTCAGGCATTGCCAACTCTTCAGTGCTGACTTGAACATACTTGTCCAGAGTGGTCTTACCGTCAGGAGACTTGAGTGTCTTGTACGTCCTCGACAGAGCGATGTATCGTTTGTACTCGGCAGCAGAGACACGTCCTATCTCAGCGAGGCTGTCGCAATAGCTTCTGACCCCTTGCTCCAGATCTTGTTTGAAAGCACGATCATAGAGGTCAATAGCTTCAGCTTCTTGCGACTTGGCCAGTTCAATTCGCTGACTGATCTTCTCGAGTTGAGCCAGATCCTTGTCCACTTCAGCCATGGAGGGCAATTGCAACTCATCCACGACTGATTCAGGATTGTTGACACTACCAGGGCGAGCTTGAGCAGGTAGCGGGCCTTCCTTGGTCGTCTTACCACCAAAGGCTGAAGGCGTAGCACCAATGACCAGCAACTTGGAATGGTCGTCGGAGATCTGCTCTTCGTCGTCTCCAGGAGTTTCAGGCACCCCTTCTTCATTGAGGATGTCGGCGCTATTACCACCCCCTGATCTGAAAGACATCGCCACAGCCATCATCCGCAGATAGTACTTTTGCAGCTGAATAGGCGACGTACCTTTCTCAGAGAGCTCTGCGTCTTTCTCGATCTCTTCCTTGGTGTGACACCGCCATCCGTTCATGACCCCCAAGTTGACGACAAACCACTTACCCGTATCCACATAAACCAGGTTGACACGGTTCAGTTTATCCTCAGGAATCTTCGAGAGCATGGATGCTGAGCGATTCTCACCCAACCACTTCCAGAGTTCGAGCAAGAACCTCGAAGAATCATTCGGGAAGAGCTTAATGAGTTTGGTGGTCAGAGACAGACTCTCACCCATTTTCAGGATAGAGGCAGAAGGCAACACTGTCGGTATGTCGATAAAGACATACTGATCACGATCGGTAAGCTCAGCTGCTCTGGCTACATTCTCCCACACCAAGGATTCCAGGTTCTGCCACCGATAGTAATCGGTGTACTGGGTACGCTGGTATCGGTAGATGTTGTCGATCAGGGCATAGTTGAGCACAGCCAGTGAGAGCTGATCCTTAACAGCCTCCACTTCCTTGAGCAGTTTGAAACGACGATTCGTCATGTGGAACTTACGAATCATTGCATCCACAGATACACCCAGCCTTCTGGGCTTTCCTTCAAGCGAGTGCAGCTCGACGACGTGCTTCACCCAAATAGGCTTGGTGATGTTGGCAAAAAGAGAATCATTGGGACTCGGACCAGTTTGATCCACAGTTCCTTGCCTGAAATGCAACAATGCATTGCGAGGCAATTCCAATTCGGTAATCGGGGCCATGACAGGCTTGTTCAGCATGCCTGGCACTCGAATACCATACTTCTTGAAGAAGTACGGGTAGTAAAGCATTTTTAACCCCGAGTCATATTACGGAATACGAAGTTGGTGGTGTCATTGCTCACAGATGCGATAAAGTGACCGTCGGTTCCGATGTACGCTTTGCGCTTATGAAGAAACTCGTGAGCTTCTTCAATAGTGTCGTCAGCATAGCCGCCAGAACCAGACAGGGTGTCTCCATCGAAGTCAGCACCCAGGCCAGTGAGCTTACTGGAGTGCGGAATCTGTGTATTCACAAAGGAAGACTTCGTAGGAAATGCCAGGGCTGTAAATTCTTCACCCATAGGCTCCCACGAATCACTGAGCTCTTGCCTGACCTCAGAGCGGTTTGTCGGCTTGAGATAGACCAAAGACGGATAGATACTACCAATACCCGTAATCGGATACCGAGTCACATAGAACGGGAACTTGTTCGTCTGCTGATAAATAGAGCAGTAGAAGAGTTCCGTATACGTAATAGGCTCAACCAGTGTTTTGTCCAGCTCAGGAGGAACATCGTCGATGTCGTTGATGACCTTGAAAGTTCCATCCTTACCTTTATAGATCAGCGCCAGGTAATGGCTGTTGATCATCACGGGTCTGTGACGGATGTCTTCATTCTCGTAGATGTTGAAGAGCTGTTCCATGCCGGTGTTACTTGTCCAGGCATCGAAGACTTCGACACGTACCTTAACTGGCTCAGACTTGAGAGTCTTTGTGTTGACCAGATTGACAGGTTGGTCTTTTGTTACGAAGATCTTGGAGACGTACTTATTTCGCACCATGTAAACCGTCTTCGGTAGGAAGGCCCTCAGGGCTTGGTACAGACCAATGACGGTATTGTTAAAGCGCACATTCTCAGGAGCACCCAGTTCTCGAGCAGTGGTATCCATACTGGAAGCCACGTTACGCGTTGTATTGAAGATACGTCTCGTAGCCCACTTACCCAGGATCAACTTGTGCTTACCGTTGACCATGTTTTCGAGCATCTCGTAGATCTGATTGAATGTCAATTGCAGAGTCAGACGTGATCTATCGATGATCTCAGGGTTGTTCCGAATAGCGGCTTCTGTGATGATGGATGAGACATTGATCAGCTTTCTGTAGAGCGGATTGATCTCATGCTCTTCAGTACGACCTCCACGAGTGATCTCCACATCTCGAATACCAGCTGGGATCACAATGATCTTATCGATCATCGCGTCATCAGCATACTTTTCAAGTAGCGAAATCATCTGGTTGCGGATATCGCTTTTGTTTCTTTGGAATTTGATCTCACGCCAGTGCTCAACAAAGAAGTTGAATCCAGTCATGCCATTGAGAGCTGTTGCTCTTTCGAAATCGGTAATGGCAGGATTCCAGATTGCAAACTCTTTGCCGGTGATAATGTCCGCATAAAAGCCGCGCAGACGCTCAAAGCACTTGTAGATGATCGGGTGAAAGATCTTGACTTTGATGTCGATGTAGGAGAAGCGCCTGTTACGGACCTTGTCTCCCACACGACCAAAAATGGAAGTAGAAAACAATCCATCTTCATGGAAGTTAGTTCCACTACCACCTTGGTAGATATCGGAAACACGAATAGGTTTTAGTCCCCTCAAGTCGTCTGGTGTAGGATCAAGCAGCTCGACATTGAACGGAATATTCAGATTTGACATAGGGGTGCTCCATGTCCAAAAGTAAATCGAAGGGCGGAGATTTTGATTTTGATGATAAGGATCTTGACTTCGGCAATGATTTTGATTTTGATTTTGATAAGATCAGTGCCGATAAAGCTCCTAAGGTAAAAGGTGGTCGTGCCGCTATCCAAGATGTAGGTCGCGGCATGATTGAAGGCATGAAGGATGAAGCGCTGTCAGCGAACTTCTTCAAACGGGTCGTCAAGAAGGCGCTACCCAAAGAATATGGCAAGGCGATGGATTTCGCAGAAGACTCTGTGGGAACCATAAAGGATACCTTTGCCGATGCTGCAAAGATTGCCAAACCCGCTATCAATCAGACCAAGCGCACCATCCAAAAGCTGGTGCCGAGTATGCGCGGCAAGATTCCTAAGGGAATGGCTGACAAACTCGAAGCCTGGTCCAAGCCTGAGTCTACTGGTGTAGGTGCTCAGGGTGATCAGCGAGAGTCTGGTCTACAAATGATGATGGCTAGCCTGTTCCAACAGCAGGCTGAAGATCAACAGGAGAAGGATGCTCAGACCGGGGCTAAATCCATGTTGCAGGACGCGTTGACAACGACGCGTCACAATGACAACATGAGCCAGCTCGATGCTATCCGGATGAACACCCTTCGTCTGGCTACGTATCAGGATAGAGTTACTGCCCGATACCAGCGTCAGATGCTGGAGATCCAGTATCGTCACTACTTCGTGGCTCAGGACACTCTTGAAGAACTCAAGAAGGTTTCTGTCACAGCTACAACGAACCTGGAAGCCATCACACACAACACGGCACTGCCTGAAATCCAGAAGATGAAGAAGTCTGAGTCCTTCAAGGAACAGATTCGGAATCGTTTTGTGGGCGGTGCACTCGATAGTGTGTTGGGAAAGCGTGGTGAGTTTGCTTCGAACTTCAAGAAGAACCTGGCAGGTACTGTTCAGTCCAAGATGAGGGACTTCACTGATTCCTTCACCACCGCACTTGAAGCTGCTGAATCCATGAACGACATGATGGAGTCGTCCAAGGAAATGGGCATGGATATGTCCTATAACCAGATCGGCGGTAGTATTGTCGGTGGCAGTATGGTTCAGAAGCTCGGTAACTGGCTGGGAGATAAGGCATCCAAGGCAATCGGGAAGAATAAGAAACTCGATACTGCTGTTCGTAAGGGTGCCCAGAATCTCGGTTATGGAATGGAGAATAAAGAGCAACTTCTTAAAGACTTTGCTAACTCTGATAAATGGGACAACATCCCGATCATCGGAGGCTTTGTTCGAGGCATCAAGGATCTGGTTCCTTCTCTCAGAAACAGCATGTCGGTGACATCTGACAACATGCGAGGACTGAGAGAACCGGTAGCCTTCAACAATGGTGCCAACAAGTCCATCACCGAGATCATCCCTGGTTTTCTCTCTCGTATCCATCAAGAGCTGAAGATCATTCGTACAGGGGATGCTTCCACTGAAGCTCTGGTATATGACCACAGCGCTAATAAGTTCTCTGAACACACGACATTCAAGGCTAAGGTATTCGGTGACCTAATCCGTAAGGATGACCGTGAGCGCACTGATCGTGATTCTGATGCACTGATCGACATGATCGACCCAAAGAAGAAGCTCAAGAGACATGAGCGTGCTGCTTTGAGTAAGCATCTGATCACGAACAACATCAATGGAGTCACAGCCGATCCTACCCAGTTGGCCAGGACTAGTCACTATACTGGTGATGCTGCAAAGCACGCCAAGAAGTTCTCACGTCTGTTCAAAGATGCTTTCAAGATCGATGATGAAGGCAAGATGGCGGGCACAGTTGAGTCCGCTACTCTTCGTAGACAGTTCGCGAGCAAGTACAACGAGCTGGGGTCTGCATTCAGTGGGATCAATGGCAGGATGCAGGACTATGTGAATGCTGGTAACTATCAGCAGCTGCAAGAACTAGGGATCATCGATGACCAAGGGTATGTGAACAACAAACTCATGGAAGAGTACATGGGTGGCAAGATGCCTAACCTGGGTCAAAAGCCCAATGGTCCTGTCAAGCCTACCACTACCCAACAGTCTTTGATGAACCAAATCCATACTGATCACACTACCCAGACCAATGCCAAGAACATCAACAGGCGTCGTCGTGGTAAGCGCGGTATGTTTGGAGATCCGGACGGTGAGGATATCAGCACACCGAAGGGCTGGAATAAGGATGTCATTAACAACCAAGAGCGCATGATTGAAGCGATCAAGGAAGCGAACACATCTGAGACAACTGACAAGATACTCGAAGCAGTAGTGTCTATCGGTTCTATCCTGCCGGAGCTCTCCTTCACGGGCGGTAATGGAGATCCGAAGCAAGCTGAGAAACTCGGCTTCTTCCAGCGCAGCATTGGCGGGTTGCTCTCCAGTGGTATTAAGGGAGCATTCTCTGGTGCGCGTAAGCTCGTCACTGGATCTTTGAAACTCGGGATGAAACTCACCCGCGGTGTGTTTAAAGGTACAGGTTGGGGAGCAGGTAAGGTATTGGGTGGTCTTGGTTGGGCAAAGAACTATCTCACCAGCAAGTATGAGGCTGCCGACATTTGGGTTAAGGGCGATCTCAAACCTCGTCTTCTTGCCTGGAAGTTGGAAGCCGGTGAGTACCTCGATGCCAAAACTGGTGAAGTGATCACGAAGCTCGAGGACATCAAAGGCGATATCAAAGATAAAGCCGGCAACATCGTGATGACTCTTGAGGACTTCAAGAAAGCTTATGTACCTAAAGCCAAGATGCGCATCACTCGAGCTATCCAAAGCATCGCCAGTCTTGCTAAGGGTGCTCTGGACATGGGTCTCAATGGAACCAGATCCTTGTACTCTGCCATGTGGAAGTACGGCAAGATGGGACATGCCTTCCTTCAGGATAAACTCAGTCGTGGTGAGGATGTCTATGTGAAGGGGGAGAAGCTGCCTCGCTTGACTGCTATCGTCATGCGTGGTAAAGGCTACTTCTCAGTCAACACAGGTAAAGTCATTCGCCGAGGACACGACATCGATGGAGCAGTTCGTAATGCTCAGAATGAAATTGTTCTGACAGAAGCCGACATTGCCCAAGGCATCCACGATGTTGACGGAAAACCTTTCAAGTCCCGTCTGATGAAAGCCAAGGATTTTGTTGTTGGCAAAGTCAAGAAAGCCTGGGATATCACGACTGGCCTAGTTGGTAGAGGCTGGGAGATGACCAAGGGTCTTTTCGGTGGTATCAAGAAAGGTATCTTTGGCGCTGACGGTCTTGAGATTGCAGGCGGTAAGAAGATCCGCACTACCCTAGAAGCTATTCTTGATCTCTTGAGAGAGCGTCTGCCTAAGCCCAAGCGTATTCGTAAGGGATCTTGGGAAGAGCGTGAGAAAGAGGACGCAGCTCGTTCTGAAGAAAAGAAGTCCGCTCTTGAGAAGATCAAGGAGGGTGTCTCTGGTAATCCGCTGGCTAAGCTACTAAAGGCTGGTGGTGCTGGAATCCTGGGTGCTCTGGGTGGTCTCTTTGGTAAGAAGGGTGGTAAGGGTAAGGATGGCGAAGAAGAAGGCAAGGGCGGTAGCAGTTGGCTGGATAGGAGTCTGGATGCTCTGAATGCCTACTCTGATTACAAAATGATCAAGGGTATGGGCGGAGCAGGCAAAGCTGCTGAAGCAGGTGCGGCTATTGCTGGAAAGACTCGTCTGGGTAGGTGGCTCGGTGCTGGTCGTGGTTTGATTGGCAAGGGTGCTGCTCTGGGTGGTCAAGTTCTTGAAGGCTTTTCACCATCTGCCATGAAGGGTCTTCGTGCAGTTGGTGGTAAGGGTGCAGGACTTCTTGCTGCGGGTAAGGGCAAGATCGGTACTGGGCTCGAAGCAGTCAAGGGCTGGGGTGGTAAAGCAGCTGAAGCAGTTAAGGGTAAGATGCCAGGCAAAGGTCTTTGGGAAGGTGCCAAAGACATGACCAAGAGTGGCTGGGGCAAGATGGCTGGTTGGTTCGGTAAAGGTGGCGCAGCCGCTGCTGGTGCTGGTGCCGCTGAAGCCGGAGAAGCTGCTGCTGTTGGGTCTAAGGCTTTGAGGTTTGGCAAAACGCTCAAGGCTGTCACCCCTGGCGCTATTGCCGGCCTGGGTCTCGACTATGCAGGGGATAAGGTCGGGCATGAGAACCGCACAGGGGCAGGATTGGATATTGCTGGTGATATTGCTACAGGTGCTAGTACAGGTGCTGTAGTTGCATCGTTTATTCCTGTACCTATTCTCAGTACCATGATCGGTGGTTTGGTGGGCGGGGCAGCAGGTGGTGCCTACGGTCTCTACAAGAATTGGGATACCATGAAGTTCAAAGCATCGGACTTCTTCGGTGAGAAAGCTTCCTTGTCTAACTTCTTCTTTGGTCAGCGTCTGCCTGGTAAGATCGGTATGGTGCGCATGGCTCAGTACGGTGTTCTGCCTACTGAAGAAGACAAGGTCAAGAAGCTCCTGACTCTTGAAAAGATCGTTCGAGACAATGCAAAGATGGTTAATGGGAGGCTTTCCTATTCCACCAAGGATATCCCAGCCAAGGATATCTTGAAGGCATTTAGCATTGACCCGACAAAGCCTGCTGATGTGCAAAGGTTCCATGAGTGGTTTGCTGTCAGGTTCAAACCTGTCTTTGCTCAGCATATGGAATCCCTCTACGCAGTCAATCCCAAAGCCAATCTCGACACACTCGACGACGACCTCGATCCTGACCAGAAGACCAAGTACCTCAATGCAGTGAAGTCTATTCCTGGCATATTCGGTTGGACTAAGTCTCCCTTTGCTGATGGAGAGAATCTGAGCTCCAATGCAGCAGAAGTGGATAACGCCATCGCTATTGCTACGAAGAGCATCGGGGATACTGGTAAGAATGGTAAGCCTGCTGTTGTGGCTGCTGTTGCCGCAGGAGCGGCTGTGAATGCTGCGCAGGGCGGCGGCAAGACCGACGGTCAGAACTTAGTCAACGGTGTTAACAATCTCACTGACGTACCTGGTAACAGTCTTAAAGATGTTGCTAAGAGCGCTGGTAAGGTTGGTATCAGTGGAGCAGGTGTTGGGTTTGAAAATGGTAAGGTCAGCCTGACATCGCTCGATTCTGTGCGTATGAAGACCTACGGCCTCGTAAACCTGGATCTTGCTAAGGTCAGGGCAATCATGAAGCTCGAAGAGGCAGCAGAAGACGGACTGACTTTTACGAGCGACAAGACTGCTAACTGGTCTGGTGATGTTCCGGCTCTTGTGGCTAAGTGTGGTGGGGCTTTTGGTGTTCCTTCGCTTAACACAGAAGAGGGCACTAACTTCATGACGTGGTTGACTCACCGGTTTATCCCGGTATTCACCACTCTTGCAAGTGGTATCAAAGTGATCACTGGTAAGAACACACCAGTGAAAACGATGCGGGCTCTGACAGATGAGCAAGCACTGAATGTTGCAACTGCTTTGCAAACTGCGAAGGATAGCAATGGAGTCAGTGTTTGGACAATCACGACTTCACCATGGCCGGATTACACGCTCAACACATCGTCTCAAAGTGTGCAGCGTACTCTGATCATGATGAGAAGTACTGTCAAGCCAACCACTGCAAGCGAGAAGACCACCATGGTCGATCGCCGTACTGACGAGAACATCCGTCAGGCACAGAAGAATGGTTCACTGGTGAAGGGTCCTTGGACTGTGGCTCAAGGTGCCGCTGATGCTGCAGCTATGGCAAACAACACGCCAAGTCGTGGTTTCATGGGAGCTATCGAGCATACAGCTGGGCAACTCTGGCATGATGTCAAGAACGTCTTTGGTTTTGGAGATCGTTCTCAGGTGGGTGAAGGTGCTGCCACAGCTAACGTCGGGATGACGGGCACTGGTGGTAAGGTTGACGGCATCGCTAGTCCTAAGGGTGCTGCTGGGTATGCGGCAATGAAGCCCATGCTCGATGAAGTTGCGAAGATGGTCGGGGTTGATCCTAACCTGCTGGCTACATTTGCAGCTATTGAGTCTGGCTTTAATCCGAGTGCTCATGCAAAGGGTGGTTCCGCATCAGGTCTGTTCCAGTTCATCGACAGCACCTGGAACATGATGATCAAAAAGTATGGTCCTAAGTACGGTATCGCACCTGGGACTAATCAATTCGATCCTCGTGCTAATGCGCTCATGGGTGCTGAGTATCTGAAGAACAATGCTCAGATCATCAGCAAAGCCGTGGGTAGAGCTCCGACACAAACGGACCTTTATCTGGCTCACTTCATGGGTACAGGCGGTGCTACCAAGCTACTCAAGGCCGATCCCGATACCATAGCCGCAAATCTGTTCCCGAAGGAAGCAAGTGCTAACCCGAATATCTTCTATCCGGGTAAGCAACCGATTACCATTAAGGGGATGTACAACAATATCACTCAGCTGATGGCTAACCGCACGAAGCAGTTTGGTATTGGTGGAAAGATGGCGGCTCCTGCCACAATGCCTGTGGCAGCCGGTGCAAAGCCTAAGGACGCAGTTACAGCGGCAAAGGGAGTAGCAAGTACGGCTCCTGGAGTTCCTGCTCCTACAAAACCCGTCACTCCCGCCGTAGCACCTGTCGCTGCCAAAACATCGGTAACGGCTGCTGTTACCGGTAATGGTGGCAGTAGTGGTGAAGTGGCCAAGATTACTGTTATTGGCAAACGCAAGTCTGTCGATAGCACGTCGTCTGTGGCATCTGCGATGTCGAGTAATGCGGTGGCAATGCAAACTGCTGCTCGCACATCATCCTACACCAATAGCGGGCTTGACAATGGTAGCAACAGCGATGTTGTCAAGGTTCTTCAAGCGCAAACGGATATCCTCAAAGACATCCGGGATGCACTCTCGAAGAATGGTATTAGGGTGGCATCTGTTGATTCAATGCCTAACTCCTCACAGGGTAGTGTTGCATCATCTGACACATCTACACCGACTACTTCGGCTGACATCAGTGGAGACAATCCACAGGCGTCGACGAATCGTTCTCGTAGAGCAATACCCGTTTCAATGAAGAAGACGGCATAACCTACTGTAAACCATACTCCTTCGGATAATATCTGAGGGAGTATGGAGCAGTTTTCTATGATTCTCCACACATCTAAAGACTTTAACTAACAAGGGACTATCGAAATGGCCGGTCCTCTACTTGCCGACAGAGAGTGGATTCAGAAAGCATTTTTCCTGAATAAGAATGCTTACGACAATGCTACCACAAAAGCACGTCGCACCTTCTCTACTGTCCTCTTCAAATTTACCGATACCACCCCTGGTGGTAACTTTGCAATCAACCCCCTCCCCCAGTTCACAAGAACGGCTGACATCCCTGTTAAGGGTCGCTATACTTCTTCAACTGGCATGGGAAGATGCTACAGTGAAGCGATTGATGACAATCAGCAGCTGGTCAACATGCGCTATGGTGTTCCTCAGTTCAATTCACTGACGACCTTCTTTACTGGATTCTATAAAGCCAGTGCAGGTAGGCTGGCTCGTACAGGTCGTGGTTTCAGCGTCATGGGTCTATTGGGTAAAGTAGCGGGTTATGTGGTTAACCTGATTACTCTGCCTCTGACCATCATCATGACCACGTTCTACATCATTCGGTTTCTGGCTGGTAAACCGAGTAGTAAGTACTACTACTTGAAACCCACCATGCCACTGTACTGGAACGCCGTGACCACCATGGTTAACATCATGGCGGTGAACCGAGGTATCTTGCCTCGTGTGTTTGGTGACAATACAGTTCAACAGGCAATGGGGCGCTCCGACTTGAACTTCTCACCCGACCAATACAAACTCTACAAGAAAATGCTCAAGGGCGATGTTTTCTTGGAGTCTGGCGGTATCGACGTCTATGCCATTGCAAACAGGGCTCAGAGACTCGCTAGGCGTCAGCAAAAGGCCATGCAGGCAGCAGCTGAGTCTTCCGACACTATCACGCTCGATAAGCTGGTGGATTCTGTTAGCAAGCAAGGATTGGATGGTGCTGGTCCACACAAAAACCTGCCTGACTATGTGAGCGCATGGTGGTCAAGTGGTCCGGGTGAAATGCCTACTTCTCCGGATGGTACTGCCAGCAAGACTACCTCGGATGAGCAAGTTCCCAAACAAGGAGATGAGTCAGTTTGGGAAAGACTGGCTAGCTTCTATACTGCCGAACTCGATGACGGTTCGGCTTTTGCAACGTTCCGAGTCGATGCGTCAGGTCCTGCCAGTGAGAGTTTCAGCAATACCCACACACCATCCGAGATTGCTCAGTCAATCAACGGTATGTCTGCATCATCCAGAAGCACAAATTTCTCACTGGCTGGCGGCAATATTGCATCAGCTATTACTTCTGCAATTGGCGGGATCAAAGACTTCACAGCTGAACTGGCTGATAGTGTCGGCTTGCAAGGATTGGTGGTACTGGGCGGTGGTGCTTTTGCTGATATTCCCGAACACTGGGATCAGTCGTCTGCATCATTCAACAGAACGAGTTATTCCTTCAAGCTTATCTGTCCGTACAACAATCCACTGTGTCAGCTGATCTATATCGACTTGCCGATGGCTATGCTCTTGGCTGCGGCATTGCCGATGTCAACTGGTCCTCAGTCGTACACGAGTCCATTCCTGCTTGAACTCTACGACAAGGGACACTGCCAGACACGACTGGGAATGATTGATAGTCTGTCATTCACTCGCGGTACGGCTAACCTACCATTCAGCTCAGAATGGAAAGCAATGGCTGTGGATGTCAGCTTTACTATTGCCGATCTTTCCAGCGTGATTGCGATGCCTATCACTGAAGGCTTTACCATGAACCTGGTTGATACCACTTTTAGTGACGACAATACCTTCACGGACTATATGGCTGTTCTGGCAGGCATGGGTCTAGCAGATCAGATCTATGCTCTGCGTAAATTGAAACTCAACCTGACTCGCCAGATGGCTCAATGGAACACATTCTTTAGCGTGTCTCACTTTGCTAACTGGATGGGTGACAACTCTTTCATTCCTCCTTCGAAGTTGATGTCCGCTTGGTATCGCGGCACAGGCAGATAACTGCATACTCTCTATCCTACTCCTTTCACGGGAGTAGGATAGAGAGAGCAGCAATCACATCACTTTGTCAAGTGATTGATAAACAGAAACCAGCCAGTCATTGATGTTGCCATATGGGGAGAAGAAGCGATTCATAACTTCATGCGTCACAGTCATGTCAGGAAAAGACATGATCATGTCCAGCTCTTTTGAGCACTTGTAGGTTAACTGCCCACCAAACTCATCAGGAGCCTTGACAATGTAGACGGGTCCCAAGACCGTTCCGATGATCAGGATCTTGTAAGAACAGGTGCCAAACCGACTCTCGGCATAGTACTCGTACTTACAAACACGACTGGCTGCAATCTCAGGATGTTCATCGCTCATCAATCCATCGAGCTGGTCAGGGTGATAAATACGGCCCGTATAGACATCCGTGCAAGCATCAAAATAGTGTTCAAACAAAGCCCTGGCTGACATCATTCCTTCCTTAAAAGAAGGTCGTGATCTGACTCGACACACTGCTCGACAGATTAAGACCATTTTTACTGGATGCATCCGAAATACTCGATGTTACATCATCGGTTGTCAATTGCGTTGCAAGCAAGTAATCGACAGACTTATCATCTTTCGATCCTGTTGCACCTGCCGCTATCACAGACTTAAAACCAGATGTGGGGTCCGAGCTACTCGTGAGCAGAGATGAAATATCCGTGCACACTTCAGGAGTAGTACTCAGAGGGTTACGTGTTGCCACATTCCACGTAGGATCGACCGCTGTGAACGTGGAGAATGAACTCGTATAGGACGACACCTTATCAGAGATAGAGGCAGCATCCGTGGTCTGGAAACTGGTGGCGTACGTACTCACTAGTGAAGGACTGGCACACTCAGCAGCACCCTTGGTACTCAAACCCACCATGGACTTGAGATCAATGCTGTTAGCGTACTTAGCAGCTGAGTTAGCAGCCATCTTCGTGATAGAGTCGATGACGCCCTTCTCACTGGATGCATTGAGCACTGTTCCAGACAAACCCTGAACACCGAGCTTGCTAGCAGTGTTGAGCAAAGCTGCCCCTGCCGTAATTGCTGCGCTGGTGTCCGTGATCTTCAATGTATTGACGCCAGTGATATTTTTCGCCATTGACTGCAATGACGTTACACTCGTCAGATTACCTACATTGATATTGGATACCACACCACCGATGTTAGTGCTGAGCTTGTCTGACATGCCCAGTGCAGCACACGCTGATGCTACAGATGTGCTCGCTGACTTGGTAAGACCAGTGAGCAAGTTCGAAGTGGTGGAATTGCTTGCCAGCCTTTGCAATACTTGAGAGACTGATTTTGTTGACGCTGCCGTCTTAGCCAGTGCAATTACATCAGTCAGATTGGAACCAGTGATCTTGGTGTTGCTGCTCTTAATGGTGTCCAAGACATCCGCGGATGGCTTGGTGGTAACTGACTCAACGGATGAAACAACAGCATTATTACCGCTGGCGTTATAAACGTCAACAGTGGCAGTGCTGTCATCTGCACCTGTTGAGAATACGGTAGTTGCAAGGCGAGGGATTGCCATTATGAACCTCTCTGGGATCAATGATTTAGTCAAATGATTGACCCAAAGGGCAAAAAAAGAAATAAGCTCATACCCATACCACCTAGAGACACATGTCTCTAGGTGGTATGGAATGGGTACTTACTTCTTCGGATCAAACTCTTTCTTGCGATCACCTTGCAGGTATTCGCGGATGTGAGTCAGGCCTTCGATCAACCAATTGCAGTGAGTGCTGTGAACCAGAATCCTGTTGGGGCCATGCAGGTAGTACGACTTGAAAGGCAGAGACGACGATACCAGCAGGTATTCGAGATTGGGGTTTTGGGTGATTTTGTAGTAGCTGGCCAGAATGATTTCACGACGGAAGTTTGCAATCTTGACTTGCTTGGTCTTTTGCTTACCATACTGGTGAGCTGACAGACCGGAGATGCTGCGAAGTTGGTCATGCTGTTGGCGATTCTCCGCACATACCCAACGCCAGAATCCTTCAAGCGTCCGGAAAGGTCCGTAGATAGGGTGTGTGAAAGGAGTTTCAGCCAGAGTGCCAAGCAACTGTCCGAGTTCCGTACGGGAAGCATCATCGATGTTGATGTGGGTCACTCCGTCATTTTCAACTTCGCTCAAACTGAAGTTTGCCATGTCTTCGACGAGCGAGATCTCTTCGACAGGTGCTGATGGATTTCTTGGTTTTGCAAGTTGTTTTCCGGACATAATTTTCTCTTATTGTTCATCATCAGGCATGTCTTCGAGGATCACAGGAATACTCAGATGTTCCCACTCCGGGCAATCCCTACGCTTCCACCTGACGCTAAATTCCACATCAGTGATCTGGAGAATTCGGAACCCTTTACAGAGTACCTTCCAGGTCATCTTTCTACGTCCAAACTCCTTATTGAGATTCCCTTTATTGGAACCTCTGTCCTTACGGTTATCCGGAATACCGTGACTGGGGTTTACCAAATACTGGTAAACCAAAGAAGTCCAGATGCTAGTTTTCGGAACAATCCGTCCAATCATCATTCGGAATAACCGACTGAGTATTCCTCCAATACCCAAACAGTTCCCGACTAGATTGTCGCCATCTGAGATGATCTTCTCTATTGGATCAATCTCGTCATTTATACTCATGCTTACTCCTATACGAGGAAATAGGCAATCCTTGTCAACGTCTGGCAAAGATGGTCTACCAAACGCAAGCCTTGTCTGTGATAATAGCTCTCAAGTGCTTTATCACTGAGTTTTTGGTATTCTTCAATGAATTGAAAAATAGCTTTTTGTAGGGCTGTCCACTGAACTGGAACATCCAGGTAAGCACCTTTATGTGACACAAAGAACTTTATCAGGTCGGTATGCTGTGTCTCGCGATACCGATCAGTATTTACAGCATCTCCTTTCCTCATCAAGTGCCTGAAGTCATTCAGATGATTGATCACAGAATCTATGGATGATGCGACTGCTTCAAATTCGTATTGAGATTTGAGAAAGTCCTCCTTTTCAATTATGTATTGTGGATCTATCGCACGACAGATTTCCAGAGCAGAATCCATCAGGATTTCGAAATCTCTCTGGGATGTGAGCGATATATCATGTGAGCTGACGCGTCTCAGTATCGAGCGCAAGTTTGCGCGATAAAGAAACCGTCTAACAGCATAGAAAAATCCTTTCACTCTTTACCTCCACTGTAAAGTAATGAGTGTTTGAAAAAACTTAGAGCATACAATTGGAGTCAATCATGACAGTCGAAGTTTTCCCGGCAGATGAGCCTCAAGAGCTCCCAACTGCTGAAGTTCTGGATGCAGAAGTCAAACCTGAAGAATCTCAGAATGTTCAGGATGAGGATCAAGAAGTTCTGAAATATACCCAAGGCCTGCGTCGTCAATTTGTCAATAGTCTCATCAATAAAGACGGTAAGGTCAGTGATGACAAGGTTGACAGATCATTCTTTCTGCAAGCCCTGGGTGATATGGATAGAGCGGCTCTGGGCAACATGCGTATCAAGGCCGACAAGAAAGCCGGGGATGCTGGCGTTCAAGCTGCTGCCATGATTGCCAAGCTTCTTAAAGACCCGGTTCTCGCAGCAGCTCGCAGAGCCATTGCTCCTATAGAGCGAGAAATTCCGGTTCTTCCGGAGGAATTTCCTGATCCTGATGTGGTTCCTGGGGAAGCTCAGTTTCACGCGGATGTTCTTGATTCTCAGGACTTCTTTCCGACGGAGAAGGAGGCTTCGGAGACTCGTCCTGCGATTGCGGATGAGGATTAGTCATCTCCCCATTCAGAGCAGCTCTCACCTTCTGCGCAGCTCCATCGTCCAACCAGGTCAGATCTTCAGGCCTGATGATGGAGTAGAACTTGGTATCGACCACGTTGAGCTGAATCAAAAGCATCAGTTGCTGTTGCAGTGCTTCGAATGGATTGAAGGATTTCTTGGATTCTTCTTTCCATTCCTCTACAGAGAGCTTTTTCTCGAAGAAGATCGAAGGCACTATCAAAATGGTGTTGCGACAGGGCTTGGTGATCAAGTCAGGAATGACATTGTTGAGCCACTCACCGTACTCGTACTTGACCACTGCGACGTACTCAATCAGCTTGTCGTGATCGAACTCCTCAGGAGAATGACTCACAAACTGAATATCGACCTCGTCGCCGAGCCAGTAGTTCATGGCTCCAGCATAAGCGATCTGAACCTCCTCATCGAACTCGACAGGGTAGGTATTGATCGTAAGCTTTGCTCGCACTCCCATCCCGTTGATACTCTCATTGGCTATCTCAGCAATGAAAGACTTCAGGATAAACACCATCGAAGTCATTCTCGATTGACCGACAGTCTCAATACCACGCCTTTTATAGAGGTCGTGGTATTGAGACTCGTCTATGCCGTCGAACACATCCGTGATACGTTCGTGGTATCCATTCTTGAGGATACGAACAGCGGCTTCTTCGGAAATGCTGGCGATGGTGGCAATGCGAAAGTCAAGTAGTGCATCGATGTCAACATAGATGCTCAGAGCTTTTGGTTCTTTCATTGCCTAATCCTCGCTATTACAGGGTACTCTTCAGATGCATACCCGTGAGCACAGTTTTCAAAGTAACCGTGCTTGTGGTTTCAGTACCCAATTGATCAAGTGCATCCAGACGAACACCACCAGTATTGCTGATGGAGTTGTTCATGGCGTTGAATCCTTCCAGATCCCCACCCCGATACTTCATGAACTCCACCAGTGCTTTGGAAAGACCCAAAGCTTGCATCACCTGGACTTCAGGGTACGAGATCTTCGCTCCCTTGGAATTGCCCGTAGGCTGACCAGAGAGATTGTCGATGGATTTGTTGTCCGAAGGGATTGAGATCTTCTTGACAAGAAGCTGAGCCTGGCGTCTGATCGGCAGATCCAGAATCATGTATTTCTCAGGTGTCTTGTACCGCACACCTGATGCAGGGTTGACAATCCACAGATGTTCGAAGAAGTCATGCCCCATCTCTTTTGCAAGAGCGAGGTTGCGTTCCACTGAAAGAGCTTTCTCTCCCATGTTGGGCATCTGGTAGGATAAACCTTCTCCATCATTGGCTTCCAACTCACGAATCCAGACTTCAAACTCCTTGTCAGACATGCTAGCAAACATTTGCTTATACATGTCGACATTGAATTTGTCACCTGGAACGATCTTGGCTATCCATGTCAACACTACGGCCTCTGCAGCTTTTCGATTCCCTGGCATTTGTATCTCCCGTGTAATTGCCAGATACAAAAATCCGGCTAACCATTCATAGAATGATCGCTTCACGCCTCAGGACGTCTGTGGTGCAGGCGCTTTAATCCGTGGTCAACCGCCAAGGAACAAGGATTGCGTTCCAAGATAGCTACCAGACCGATGAGTTCTTTTCGAACGAAGTCACCAAAGTAACCATCGTCTCGATCCTTGGCAGATGCTTCAGCTCGATCCCTGAAGAGGATATCGTGCACTATGTACAGTGCCAAATACCTTTTATGCGATCCGTACTCTGCTAGATTCATCACACCATTGTAAACGAGCTGGATATCTAGAGGCATGCTCTTGAAACATCTTGACAGAGCAGATAGCTTGGCATCGATATCGACACACTCAGCAAAACCATCCCTGCACAGATCGTAAAAACGCACCTGAGTATCAAGCACCTCTTTCATTTTAGACATAGTCAATGCTTCCGTATTTTTCTTTAAGTTCTTCTCTGATCTGCACATACATCGGAGAGAGCCAATCAATGCCTTTCGGATGAAAGGGTTTCGGTGTGGGACCTTGTCTGTCAACGTAGTAGTGCTCGAAAGGCAGATGGGATTTGATGGTCAGTTTCAGAAGACGAGGGTTTTGTTCAATCTTCATCTTAGCTGCATCGTGGATCAGACGCAGAAAGTCTGAACGTTCCACTCGAGCGAAGGTGCGGCCAACGCGCTTCGCTGTGAGTCCCACAAGGTCTTTGAGTTCCTCATGCTTACAACCACTGCGAACGTAATACCAAAATGCTTCCAGGCTCGCAAAATGACCATAGTGAGGATGATTGAAGCCATAGTGAGAGAAGTGGGATAATGCTCGACCCAATTCAGTCTTACCATGGCTATAGATGTTGATATGTGATACCCCATCATCCGAAACGTGTGACATGACTAAATCCTTTTAGGCCTTGTCCAGGCACGGGCGGTTCTATAAAAGACCCATCTGGATGCAGAACAAGTCGGGCCATAGAGTGGTCTGTTCAGGTCTCCGAAGTACCTGCGCATCTGTCTGGGAGACATGTGGAAGAGCCTTACTACACCGAGCTCAGACATCCTATCGCAGTGACCTTGTCCTCGGATGGTGTGATGATGTCCCTTTTTATTCCTGAATTCTTTTGTTCTGGGCTTCACTTTTTCATCCTTTCACGCTCGTTGAGCACCTTGACAGACTTGCCATGGTCTTCCAGATACTGAACAACAATACCGAGCAGTATGTGACGATGACAAAAGTCAGCAGTAGGACAGTAACACCCAAGAGTAAACTTAGGCAAAGACAAAAGGTGATCCCAGTACTTAGCAAACTGGATCTTCTTTTCATCGACGACCTTTCGATAGGCTGCCTCATATTCACCCTCAGTGAGTTCTCCTCGCTTCCATGCACCCACCAACTCATAAGGTGGAGAGAAGGCTTCTATGCCGCTTTTAGCAGTGGTATCGACTACCTTGAAGCCTTCTTTCTTCCAATCTCTCCAACTAGCGAGCTGCATGGTTCCGACAACATGATCGAAGTGCTCGGGCTGGTTAGTGTGAACGACACTGAATGTCTTACCCAGCTTTTGCATGCAGTCGATCATGTGCTTGGTGCCACGGGAGATATCGTCCCAGAATGCGATCAGGTGCGTGGCTGTGTCTGCCATCTGTTCATTTCGAATGAACCCAGCACCCTTACCATACGTATCCCAATCAGCAGGATGCGGCAGGTATCTGAGCTCAGGTCGTTCTTGACAATACTGCACCACCATGGCGTCGGCACCGCGCTTTGCCATACCTGAGTAGAAGAGAATGCGCTGGCCTTCGAATTGCTTGATGAACTCTTCGAGCACCTGCACAAACTCTTCATAATTGTCGTATGTTCTTGACCCGGCCACAATTAAGCGAACCGGGAAGATCTCATACAAATCTTCGACGATGTCGGTGTTCAGCTGATCTTGATCTGGGTATTTTTCAGCAACCACGGCACAACCCCTTGTTCAAAGTGACGAAGCCAGTCGATGAGACGACCATCATCAATCAGGTGCGTGCGCGCATCCGAGCTATCCACGGATGACTCGCACATGTACATCCGGAATGTCCGGTTGATATAGAAGCGCTGTTCGGGGTGCGAGAGCGATTCATCGATCGCTTGGGGAACGAAGTTCTCGGCGTACTCTTCCCAGTCGGCAGGTTCAACATGACCAGCTTCCTTGAGAATGTTGGTGAGCTGCGTGTGCAGGGGGACATCGGGGTTGTAGGTGGTCAGCGGCATTTCTTTTGGTTCCCTTCTTTATCAAAATCATAAATGGTGCAGTTTTTCATGACATTGATGTCATGTTCAGGATGTTGCTTGAGCCAGTCGGTCCGTATTCTTCGCTGGATAGCTCTTTCATGAATTGCTTCATAAAAGTCTTTACCAGTGTCCGTAATGGTGAAAGGTACAGCACCATCCTTGATAGGGATGCTCCTCTGCACGAGTTTCTGGATCAGAACACGAGAAACAAGCTCTTCATCGGGGACATACTTGTGCGTCACCAGGCCAGGATGCATCAGTGAAATGATGAACACCTGGTTCTCTTGAGGAACGTAATACGTCGATCCATCAAAGAGCGTGACAATGCAGTCTCGAACAATAGGTATTGAATCGAGCATGTGGATTCTCCATTATACCCATACAGGGGACTCCCCTGTATGGGTGCTTATGCCTCAGCCATCTCTTCCTCAGCAACAGGAGTAGCATCAGCGACGATGGCTCTCACCTTGTCGAGATCCTTGCTGAACGCAGGCAGCTTGACGGCATATTCCTTCTTGATGGTCTTCTTGTCATCTTCCAACCAGTACGGATGGTAGAGACCAGCACGCATCTTGAGCAGATCCATCGTGGACAGGAAAAGACTATCCTCGAACAGGCCAAGCGGACACCACCAGCCACGAGTATGGGTGAGGATCATGTTCCAGTCGTAACCAGCTTTCTTGATGTCCTCGTAGAGTTCTTCTGCTGTACAGATGAAGTTCTGCTTCCCGTACCTCGAGTCATATTGCTGATACGGCCAGAAATACCTCATCTGGCACAGTTCACTTGTGATGTTCAGACCTCGTGCGAGAAGAGGGTCTTCATCAATTAGATCGCGAATAGTGGTACGGGTGATCTGTCGATCAGGATAGATGGCCAGAGCATATCGCTGATCATTCCCGACCAGACCGAAACGATCGCAGGACTTGATGTTGTGGAACTCCGTCAATTCCGGCAAAACGCCTTCAGATTGGGATATCAGGATCTCCATCGCCTGACCTGTACGCCCCGTCTTACTTCGCAGATTGCGAATCAGAACGCTACACAGATCATTGTCACCTTCATTCTCGATGCCACGGTGCGGATACTCCGGTGCCTTTTTCTTGGAGAGCAAAGGTGCTGCGTTGTACATGTGGTAGAGATCGGTTGTGAGGAAGGTGAACTTATCCGTCACTCCCTTCATCTTGTCACCGTTCTTCAGGTACTGAAGCTTCTTCTCAGCAGGAGCCCTTGCATCCATTGCAATGACCTTGCCAAGCTGCGCTGTGATGAACATGTAGCAGGACGCACCATGAGCCAATGCAGGCAGTTCCATGATGAATTCAGACTTGGACTTGCCTTGACGCATGAAGAGCGTATTGCGACCACTGTCACCCAGGTCATTCTCATCCATCTGAGTGCTCACATCCTCAGTCTGGAATTCAGTCAGAGAATCCACACTCTGCATGGAGGGCTGGATGTATTCGAATGGAGCATTCTTGCGACGATCAAAGAACGGAGTCTTGATCATCAGTTTCTTGGCATCCTTGCGCTGAGCCCTGCAATAGTTCTTGAACTCATCGAACCATTCATTGGCGTAGTACTGACGCTTGTCATTGATAAGCAGGATGGGGTTATCGACATCATCGATGTCGGTCGTGCCGAACTCAGGAATGCGGTGTGCCATATCGAGCACGCGTTCGAGATCAAGGTTGATCTCAGTGTCGTAATTACCGACATAAGGCGCTTTGACACGCGCAGCAGCTTTGAGCTTCATAAACCACATCACTGTGGATTTGAAGTTGTTACCAATGCCGGTGAAGCCATTGAACATCCCCACACCGCCATTGAGAACAGATTCTCCATGGATGCCGGTGAGATACTTGCCGTTAGGAATGTCTAGGCAGGAGCCCACATTGATATAGATCTTCACCTCAGGTGCTGGTTGAAGAGCAGGTCTGTTCATGATTACCTCGATGGTGTAATGTATCTATGCATAGAATCCACCTGAATAGTAAAAATTGACCATTGAAATAGTCTGGTTAATAATACCCACTTTCCACATGTAAGAGGATTCTATGGTTATCGATGAACTGGAGGCTCCGACCTCCACCACGGCTTCCCTTGAACGAGTTAACAAGCTAGTCGCCATGGAATCTTTTTCCATCGGTAACATGGCCGACTTGGTTCATCGGACATTCCCCAAACTCATTTCTGAAGCACAACGCATCATCGGCTCGGTCTTCTCCGGCTCAGCCAGCTTCACCGATGGTCACAGCAATGTCAAGCTCTCTGGCAAGCAAGAGAAGTTCCTGGCTCTGACTCGCTCGCATAACTATCTCGATCTGAAGATCATGAAGGTTTATGCGCCGATCGGAGTCAAGCCGAACTACCTGGCATATCTGGAAGTCTTCCTGCACGAAGCTCAGTTCTGTGAGGACCTGCTCGAGTATCTGCAAGAGTACACAGTGCTGCTCTCCAGGATCGTGACCGATGAGAACTTCGTGTCCTCTGGTGCATACGTGACCGAAAAGCCTCGGATGATTGAGGTCCAGCTCGACGAGATCTCCAAGGTTCGTGCTCAGGTTGAAGATCTTGGTCAGAAGTCTCCCACTGTCGAATACAAAGATGTGGTGAGCAACAACAGCGAATGGGCTGGTGTTTTCGATCGCCTCAACAAGGTCACTCCTCGTTACAGAGGTATGGCAAACAGCAAGGTCAAAGCCAAACTTGATGAGGCTTCCAAGCTGCTCACCATCCTACTCAAGAAGCAATCGAGTAAGAAGCTCGACAACATCAGTCCTGAAGTCTACAACGGCCTGACCCATTACACCTTCGTAATGGCCAAAGCCCTCGAGCGCTACTCGCTGGTGCAGTTCTCTTTTGAAGTGTTCACCAACTGTCTGGATAAGACAGTCGATCGCGTGACTGACATCCTCAACCGGTAATCCGGCATATATCAGCGTAGAGAGCCTTATGGGCCTCTACGCTGATATACATTCGGAGTTATGCTCCATGCGCACTACTGTACTGCACGAACTCGATGGTTTCACTGACATCATTGACCATGTCATTGTTGTCAGCATACTTGAGCCAGTCCGGTAACACATCCACGATACGCTGAGCAAAAGTCCTGCGTCGCTCAGGTTCGGCGGGGATATCACCCATCTCAGCGCGAATCTTCTTCAGATCACTTTCCGGCAAGAAGTATTGGCGCAGTGCAATGGGTAATTCAACAGCTTCAGGTCGATAGGCCAAAGAGAGCTGTGCATTGAGTGCTGATAACAGCACCTTGTCGACCTGCTCCTTATTTTCGAAGAATCCGAAAAGGGAGCCAATCAACATCAGCTTCTTGATCCTGTTCGACATCAGTCGTTTCCCCACCTGTCTCACACATGCATAAATGAACATGATGAGTTCTCCAGAGGGTTATTTGATCAGCCTCAGATTCGAGTAAGAACCGGCCCAGATGCCAATATCCTCACCAGCGACAACTACAGTCGCAAATCTGAAAGCCGTGTCCGACTCCTTCCACGTGATTACGAAGATAGAAGGATTGAGGGACTCGAGTTTCTTCAACGGGTTTCGTGCAAGCAGATCCATCCCCAGCGTCAAAGTCACTGACGCTTCTTTCACTTCCCCGGTCACGTTGTACTTCACAGGCAATTCCAACGCTGTAAATCCAACGATGAACTTGTCCTTGATCTTGTTGCTGATCACGGGCTGCTTCTTTTTCACCGACTCAACAGACTCGTAGATTTCTCCAGTGATATCCGTGATGGTAAGAAGCGGATCTTTGTCCTTGAACTGCTGAAGACGATCCTCCAGACCTGCCAGCTCTTCCAGTGCACGGTATGCCAGAAGAGCAGGCCGGTACTGACGAGTCACAGGCTGATCATCCAGGCCGTACATATCGAAGCTGTACAGGTTCTTACGAACCAGTGCATACTGACCAAAGGTGATGAAGTCCTCGTAGTTCATGGGGGAGTAGATGTAATCCAACCTCGCCATGATCACAGAGTCAATTCCCTCAGCTGCCTTGGACTGAGCATCACGAACAGATTCCAGAACAGAGTCAGGATTCTTGAGTTCGATATATGCAAATGCACCATCAGCGATACGAGTGCCAAGAGAGTCATCGTCCTTGCCAGTCGAACCCAGATAGTACTTGCCAGCATCGAACGTGGTAGGGTCGCTATTGAAATACAGACGACGACTGCCAATGAACGGATGCTTATCGATATCCTGCTTCCAGTAACCTTGAGCCTTGGAGACTTCAATGGTGTTCTCGGTCTTGTTATCCCGAGCCATCATCACACCAGCAGTAGCGTGCTTATCTGCAATGGTGTTACCCAGATGGCCGACGTGAGCTTCGATGTAGTTGAAGGTTACGACCACACCCCTATTTTGCAAGGCGGTGGTGACGTGATCGAGCTCTTTCCACAGATCAGCATTCGGGATAGGGCCAGACATGTCAGGACGAATGAAGTTGTTCTCACGCATCCTGCCAATATACTTGGTCATCCCATTGACCACATACATGCTATCGGTGAGCAGATAGACTATCTTGACATCGTACTGCTCGAGATGTGTGATGCCTGAGATAGCAGCCATGAGCTCAGCTGCATTGTTGGTAGCCGGGATACCAAACGATCCCCACCCATCGATGTAGCTGATAGGGAAAACCTTTTGATTCTCGACAGCGCTCAGATCTTCCTTGTTCAACAAATTGATAGGCTCACCTCCATCAATTCCCGATTCACCATTTGCAAACATGGTCTTTTGCACATACCCACTGGACGTGGTCACGTGCGTGTCCAGACCCGTGCCCTGTTTCTGAGCCTCGGTCGTGTAGATGTATCCGTGCAATCCCCATCCCGCATTGCCGGGATTACCATCCCGACAACCGCCATCGGTGTAGATCACTGCACCTTGTATGAATTCTTCCGACATCGCATTCCTTTAGGTTGCACCAGTACATGAGATTGCTGTAAAGAGTAACTATTTACAGCTTTTCTGTTGCACCTTAACTCCCACAGAAATCTTTGCCTTCATGTCAGCAATGTAGGTAGATTGATCATGTATGTGTGCTGCCAGTATCTCCAATCCGCGACTCGGGTTCTTAACCATGACTTCCTTTATGTTGATAGGAAGATGTGGTTCGGGACCAAAGACTGGAGTATGAAATGAATCACATCCTTTTTTTACAATTACCCTCTTTACTTCTGAGGAATGTGCAGGCTCAGGAGTGATGATGCTGGGTTTGGTGGGAGGCTCAACTGTTTCATGAGTTGAACCAGTGAGAATAAAGCGTTCTGCGCTAATGGAGTTCGACGTCACGATCGTGGTAGTCGTACATCCAAAAGCACAGAACACGCTACAGAAAAACAATCGTTTCATGGTTAGGACCATCGCGTTATGGAGTTTTACGCCTGGCTTCATTATCCAGGGCATTGAGTGCTCCGTTGTTGAACGGTGGTAGGGGTGTGTTCGGATTCGTTGGTACGGACTGCTCTGGAGTCGGATTATGGCTCTGAGAGGCATCTTCGAAGTGCTTCTTCAATTCTTTGTTCTCTCTCTCAAGGCGATCTACGTCTGCTTTCGTCTTGGTGTACTCTTGAATGAGTTTCTGATTGTGCAACTGCAGAAGAGACAGGGAAATGATTTTCGGGACGCTAAACAGATTGATGGTGAGTGAGGCCATTACCAAGCCAAGGACAATGACTTTCTTTTTGTTATTAGCCAGTGCCGACTTCAGACTCCTCTTTCCGATGATTGCTTCCTTCAGAAAAGGATAGATCAAGCGGAGCAAAAAGGGCTGATACATCTGGTTCTCTCCCGTGTGAATGATAAATCGTATGTCTAATCCAGCATTATCTCCTCAATCAGACAAATTGCAATAGGGACATCTACCATGTACTCTCTCAAGGGGTTTATAGTGGTGTCGGGTCTGGTGGACAATACCGTAGGCGTGAAGTCCGCCATCGGAGAGCTGTCTACCTTTTCTGCCACTTTCACAAAAGAACAAGGCGCATACATCTCAGCCTCGTACCCGAACATCCAGCTGCTCACCTTCTCGAGTTTGTCGGATGGATCGATGGTCCCGGTCTCTGATGCCAATCAAAAGAGCACCTTTGCTGTAGCAGGTGCAGTATACACCGGAATAAACGACCTCTCCAATACATCAGATAGGGCGCTTTTCCTCAATACACTTGTTGCACTTGTCGGCAGCTCCTACGAAAATGTAGATTGCGGCGAGATGGTGCAACAAGGCGAGCACTGGGCTCCCGAGTGGGTTTCGTGGAATCCTGCAGGCTCAGATGATTTCTTCAAAATCTGGTTCTCGGACGATAGCTTCCAGGCCCAGTACGATGAATACAGCATCATCGTTGTGCCTCCATTCACACCTGTCGACAATTTCTTCCTGGCCGGTGACAAGGTCGATGCGGCTCTTGAAGCCGTGACACCGACCTGGATGGTGAACCAGATGCAGTCCGTCAAGAACGGTCATCCAGAAACCTACCTGCAAGTGGAGTCTTATGACTACCACAACCCCAACAAAACCAGCGACTACATAGCCGCGCAATTCGGAGTGGTGATCTATGGAACATATGGTAACAATGATGACTCGATTCGCGATGCCATCGTTGACTACATTCTGGCTAACTCTAGCCATACAAGGGATGAGTGGGTCAAGATTCTCCCGGACCTCTTCAAAAGAACTGAGTTCGTCATCGTCCCGTTCTATGACACAATGGCCATCCCTGACAAAACGCTGCAATCGGGAATCTATTCCCCGGTCGTGCAAGTTAAGAAAGTTTTCAGTGCTGTAGAAGCTGTGTGTTCGGACTATGGCGATACCCACATTTCCTCCTACCTGGAAATGATGTCGCATAACTACAAGTCGTTGATCCTGGCGATTTGTGGTGGTCCGGATAACCGCAACAGCAAGTTCTACGTCACGGATTACTATCCTGACTACATCGCTGTGCCGACATCCAGCACTGACTTCAACCGGATGAGTGCCACCACCCAGGAATGGGCTGTTGCACTGGCTACACTTTTGCAGAGAGCTGAAGACCTGACGGCAGTCTCTCAAGTTCCGGCTGGCTTCACGCGGGTGGTCAGAAACAAGATGGTGTTCCTTGCCATGAACATCAACAAGATCCAATACCTGGCTCTGGCCAAGTTCAACTTTGGCAACACGCTGAAGATCTAAACTACAGGGAGGGATAAGTCATGGGAACAGGCGTGAGCATGATCCCTCCCATCAACGCTTCTGGTGTTTACGCACTTGTTACTCCATTCGACACTAAAGTCGTATCGGGTCTCAGGTACACGTGCAATGCCGTGCGTACGTTCAAGGAGCTTTTGGCTTCTGGCGTTGATGTGGTGGCGGATTACTACACAGCGAATGGTTTGCAAGAGAGCGACTACAATACAGACTACGACAATGGCGTCTGTATCATCACATTGCAATCTTCCAAGGGAGATCTGCTTTATGTTCCGAGCAGCTACATCTCCAGTTATCCGGACACCTCGGGTGTTCCTTATAACGCCGTCGCTCTTTCAGTGTTGCTGGGTCAGGTGCCCCAGAACATGGATCTGACATACCTCAAGGGTGAATTGGTTGCTGCGGTTATGGATGCTGCTGGTATCTCGGCAAGTGTTCGGACTGTGACCTATTCGGAAACTACTTGTGTGGCATACGAGACTCATAAGTCTTTGCAAGCACAAAGAGACCTGGCTCGCACTCAGAGCCAGACCGAGTATAGCAAGCGTATTGCCGCTGAAGCAGAGCGCGATAGGTTGGCTGAGCGACTGGCTGCCTTGGAGAAGTTCATCACCAGCAATGCTAGCTTGGTGTTGCAAGATGGAACCATCAAAGTGAAGTAATGGCATATCCCACACACTGGACAAACCAGTGTGTGGGATATATGTCGCTTAGTTGATATTCGTACCAGAGACTGTACCAGTAGCCACAATGTTACCCGTCGTGATAATGTTGCCATTACCAGTAAGAGTACCAGTGAATTTACCACCACCGCCCATGTTGGACATACCTGTCACAGACAGCCCAGCCATCATTGCAGCAGCTCCACTAACTGTAGCAGTCCCATTAATGGTTGTAGGACCATTGATGGTGTTACTACTTCCAGTAACGGTATTGCTGCTACCAGAGACTATGCTGGTAGAACCACCGGCCTTAGAATCAAAGTTGCTACCTGCTTCAAAACTGATGTTACCTCCTGCTGTGAACTTCATATCTTGCACAGCATGAACATGAACATTCTCAGCCTTGATATTGGCAAACGATCCATCCATGTTCTGCAATGTGAACTCGTGTGTTTGAGAGTTCATATTGATGAAGTTACCGATATCATCCTGGATCTGAAGAAAGCCTTGATCCGTATTGAGCTGGATATCGTAGCCAAATGGTTCACCATTCGCTACTGTGGTATGGATGTGGATGTGCTTTTTGTGGGTTGACACTTCTATGTAGTAGAAGTTATCATCATCCACATTAGCGCTCTCATCCTTAGTACCACTGAAACCCCAGATAACTGTCTCCAGCTTACGAAGCTTAGAACCTATTCCTCTGGTAGTCCAGTAGTACTTATCGGTATCAGCAAACTGATAGACGTCTACTTTCTCACCACGGCGTACGTCAGGGGCTGTGAGACGTTGAGAGTCGCCGATAGGTAACCACTTAGCTTTGACGCTCAAAGACGTCGTGGTGCTCGTTTGATAGGCCTTGCCATCGGCATCCTGCGATGAATTGATCTTGGTTTCTGCATTGTCGGTGATTTCGCCATCCATCATGGGGAACTGTTCCGTCAATGTTACCTCGATCTCCATGGAATCAAGAGGCTTGTTGGCAGCCACGATACCGATGGAGACCGGCGTCAACTGACTCATTTTAGGCATTTTATATATCCACCTATTCTTTATGATAGGACATTAGAGGTATTGGGGAGCATCATGAAATTATTGAGTATCGAACTCTCAGGATACGAGAGAATGGCAATCAGTGGTTCGACTAAGATCAAGATTGATTTCAGTCAACCCTACCAACTCATCCTGGGTAAAAATGGTTCTGGTAAGTCGTCTCTTCTGGAAGAGCTCTCACCGCTTCCTGCTCACCAGTCAAACTATTCGAAAGGCGGATACAAAATTGTTGTGATTGAACATCGCGGCAAGACGTATCGACTGGAGAGCAGGTTTGGTAAAGATATCAAGCACTTCTTTATTACTGAGGATGAAGAGAACCTCAATGAAGGCGGCACTGTCACGGTTCAGCGTGAGTTGGTGAAGCAGCACTTTGGTATCACGCCTGAGATCCACAAACTGCTATCAGGCCTTGATCCGTTCACGGAGATGGATACGGGTAAGCGTCGTGAGTGGTTTACCAAGCTATCTGTGGCTGACTACACATACGCAGTCACTCTTTACAATCGCATTAAGGATTCTCACAGGGACACACTGGGTGCATTGAAGATTGCAAAGAACAGGCTGGTGGCTGAAACCAACAAGACTGCTAAGCCGGAGGATATCGAAAAGCTCGAAGCTGAAGTCGTCAGCATCAACAACGAGCTTCGACTGCTCTATGAGAACAAGAGTATCGACCACGGCGATTACAATGAGTTGCTTGGTGCAGAAGCTACTCTCAGTGAGAAGATCGAAAAGATCATCGCATACATTGCAGACACTGCTGCGAGCTTTGCTAAAACCAGGTTGTTTACTAACATTGGTGAAGCTGAGCAAATGTACGCCAGGCTTGAAGAAGCGCAGGTTATTCTCAAGACGAAGATCAAGGAAGCAGTTGAGCGTATTGAAGAGATGCGTTCTGAACACCGTAGGGCAATGAGTGCATCGGCTACAAATGTGGGGGATTTGCAAACCCGCAGTGAAGCACTTAAGAAGTTGATCGCTTCCACTCTGAGCTCACGGGTAATCAGTATCCCATTTGATTCCGGTATTGCTGATGCCAAGCAAAGACTGGATGCATTTGACCAGATGCACGATGGCTTCTTGGAATACTCTTCTCGATTGATTGCTGACCCTGACCGGACAGCTACATCCGAGGTTGAGCGTGCTCTTGTCGAGAAGATGGCTGCTCGAGACCTCACGAGCAAGATGATCCTTGACGATGAACGAAAAGTCAAAGATCAGATCCTGCATATGGAACATCAAAAAGATGGTGGTGAGACTGAATGCCCGAAATGTGCACACAGATGGATTCCTGGCTATTCTGCCAAGACATACGAGGATGCCAAGATCAAGCTCTCTTCAATCCTTGCTGCAAAAGAGAAGATTGGAACTGAGATCAACTCTATCCGCACTGAGCATAATCGCGTTACAGCCATCCTGTTCGCTCAAAGTGAGATCAATAGGTACATGCAGGCATGGCCTAACTTCGGGCCGTTCTGGAAGTATCTGTCGGCCAAGAATGTGTATCGCAACGATCCTCAATCTATCGGATCTGAACTGCAGCATTTGAGGCATGACCTCTGGCTCGAATGTGAAGCAAGAGAGCATGAGATTCATCTTGAGAAAATCAGCGCTGAGCTGGCTATCATTGCTAACTCCGACCTGCAAAACACGACGCAGGTTATCAAGAAGCATGATGAACTTGAAGACCGCATCTCCAACCTCACTCAGGATTTGGTTGCTGTTCAGGATAAGCTCAAGCGTTACAAGTTCTATATCGAAAGTTGGTATGGAACTCAAAAGGCTTTGGAGGAAGCTGTAGCGATCTGTACTGAACGTGAGAAGAATGTGGATGAAACTATCCACTCGATACGTCAGACGATCATTGAGGGCTGTATTAAGCGTCACCAGATCACTCTGGGTATGAAAGAGAAAGAGCTCAACGATATCAGAATGCAAGCTGGTATTGTCAGAGATCTTCAGAGACAGATTGAAGGTCTCACCAGCAAAGTCGAAGAGTTCAAAGCCGTGCTGGCGGCTCTTTCTCCCACAGAAGGTTTGATCGCTGAAGGGATGTTGGGGTTCATAAAAGTTTTTGTAGCAAAGATGAACCATCTTATAGGAAAGACATGGAGTTATCCGCTTGAGGTAGTACCATGTGGATTGAACAGTGAAGGTAGTGTGGATCTTGATTACAAGTTTCCGCTTATTTCAGAAGCCAGCAATAGACCCGTTCCTGACGTAGTTGTCGGTAGTCGCGGAATGAAAGAGATCGTCAATCTCGTTTTCAGGGTTGTTGCATTGCAATATCTTGGCTTGGCGGATGTTCCGCTCTACCTTGATGAATTTGCCTCAGCGTTAGATAGCTCCCATCGCAGATCCAGTGTGGATCTGATCAAGATGATGATGACTCAGATGTCCTTTAGCCAGATGTTTATGGTGAGTCATGATTTTTCGCAGTATGGTGCTTTGTCAGATGTGGAAGTTTGTGCATTGACAGAAGACAACATTGTTTTACCTCCGAAGTATAACGAACACGTTTCCTTCACCTGAGCAGCAAATGCGGTAAACACTACTAAACGGGGTCACTCCCGTTTAGTAGTGTGCTTTATGCCGTTATGCAGCAATATCGGTTGCAATAAGAAGAAAGTGTGCGCCAGGCTTTTGTTGCTCATCAGTCGGTACACGCTGATCGCTCAGACCCTTCATGGAGTTTGCCATGCCAGTTCTGAACAGGAAGTTGTTACGCGCACAGCTTCTGGTGGAGAGGCAATAGATCCCATCTTCATACTGAGCCCAGTACTCCAGCATCTTGCCACGATCCCCTACCAAAGGCTTATTGGGCTTGCCTACAGTAAAGTAGTTGCCAGAGAATGGAGTGATCTCCACAAACTCTTTCCCGGTATAGATGTCGGCATTGTCGATGAGAATGACAAAGCTTTGGGAGAGTGTCATGTACTTCTTGAGCACATCGTCGGATAGCACTTCAGCACGATCAACCAGTGCAGGATTCTTGTACGTGTAATCGGTCAGACCCAGACTCAAGATATCAAGCTTACCGATGGATTCCAGAATCCGCTCATACAAAGGGATGTTGAGGAATTCAAAAGAGATGAGTCGTTCGCTTACCTGCCTGATGGTATTGCTGTCACACAGATGCAGATATCCACCGATACTGACTGCCACTGTCCTGTCACCGATGTCTTCACTCAGAGCGATGTAAGCTCTGGTGGAGTAGGGTACATTGGCATCTTGCTTTTGCACCATATTCTCAGTAATGGGAATCTGCTTGATAGTACCCACATCCTTGAAGCTGTAGATACCCAAGGCATTCATACTCGAAGTTCTGCGAGTCTTATTGGCATCCATGACATAGACACCGTTAGTATCATAGTCAGACAGATGCAAATACCCATTCACGCTGAACAAACAGTTGTTATAGATGCTGGCATAGTCGACTCCACTCTTGGTCAGGACAATTGCTGTCTTCTCCGAACCAGGTAGCTGTGCCGTAGCCGATGCATCAGGATAAATGGGCGTTACGTCAAAGCCGGCTTGAAATACATCGTTGTATTTCACATAGCCAAACTTCAAAGACGGGTATTGATCAGTACCAACTAATGCCTTAGCACCGATAGATGCGAAGTACTGATCAGGTGTCAGAGTCGAGTAATAGCAGGTTGCCTTGATGCTATCGAAGTCGAAATTGATGTTCTGCTCGAGCACATCGTTATAGACAATTGCAAAGAGTTTGTCGAATGTTTGATAGATTGTGGCAAGAGACATTGCTGAGACATCGACCTTCTCCCAGCGTGACTTTTGGTCGGCGTACTTGCCCACTGCCGAAACCAGTTTGTACATTTTATACCTCGGACGCTAATAGCAAATAGTTTGAGTAAGAATCGAATCTCGACGAGATCGTAATAAATTGCAACCCTAGGATCGCAACTATGACTCCCACCAACGCGTATCCGTTTGATCCTACCGGTGTTAGCACCGCAAACAAGATCACCGGAGAGCAGCAAATCCTCACGAAAGTCAACTATCGCGACTTTCAGTTCATCATTCCCGCACAAGCTCCATTTTTCAGGGCAGGTCTTAACCTGTCCTTTACCAATAAGACTGACGGAACGACAAGAACCCTCGTTGAAGGGCAAGATTACGTTCTGACACACGAATTCCTTGCAGCCACTCGTTCTTGCGCAAAGCCTATCTACGGCTCGATTTCTTTCATCGATACCGATCTTGAAGGCGTGGTTACTTTCAATTCCTACCAGACGATTGGCGGCGTTTGGACCATATCCACGAATGACATCAACTACCTGCTCACCACTGCTACTTCCAACCCTCGCATCACGAGCTGGGATGCCGTGGCTGAGCTGCCTGCTACTTTCCCGGTGATTGATCACCAGTGGGATCTGGTGGATATGGTGGGGTTGTCTCAGGTGGTGGCTGAGTTGGTGAACATCTACGAGGCGCTGCTGCTCAAGAGCGGCAATGCCCAGCTCGCTACCTACACCATCAGTCAGATCAATGATCTGCTTGCCAAGAAACTCGATGCGACGGGTAAGGCTGTTTCCGCAGCGACATCCGATGCAATTGACGGCATGCATCTGACTGAGCTGATGACGTACATTCTGGGCGGGACTGCAGCAAATGCCGAGAAGTTCAATGGCATGACCTATGACCAGGTGATCTCCAATCTCTCGACATCTGTGGCGAATAACGCTACGACTCTTCAAGGTAAGAGTCTGTCTGACATTTTGGCAAGCACTGTTGCCAATGCCAGCAAGCTCGGTGGCAAGACACTGGCTGAAGTACTCGCCAGTATTCAGATGACAGCGCAGGAAGTGGGAGATCTCAATGCGAGCCAGACTGAGTTCTCTGATCTCGCAGCAATTGGTGGGTACGCGAGCAGGTGGTCGTACATCGGCATGATTGATATGTCGAACTATACGGCTGCTGATTCTGCTGCTTCTGTAATCACTACTGTCGCAACGGATCACGCACACCACCCAGCTACATACATGGTCTCTCTGGGATACAATCTCAGTGGCTCTGCCAAGTATGACCTGAATGTTCTGAACCTGACTCGTGACAACGGTGCTGTTGAGTTCGGCTATGCCGTGTCTCAGGTCAACGGAGTGGATACGTATCTGTCGCTGTATGTGCGCACTGCTACGGATCGATCGAGGATTGTTAATACGTCCTTGTCGAAAGCACTTGGTCTGATTACGACTGACAACAACTATACCGACGAGCCCGCTGGTATTGTCTATGCGAGTGAAGTCAAGTTCGCGTATCTGTCGGAACTGCAATCGGCCAACCTGAACATCGCACAGTCGCAAAGCGACATCACCAACATCAAGAATACCCTGACTTCGGTTTGGGGCAAGCTCGGTAGCCTTGATAGTTCGCGAACGACTGACGAGACCAACATCAGTAACCTGCAATCTGGACTGAGCACCACCAATACGAATGTCTCGAAGAATACTGACGCCATCAGTAGCCTTCAGACTACTGTGACGGGTGTGCAGAAGACGGTCAGTGACAATAAGGCTGCGACGGATAGCTCCATCTCATCCCTTCAGTCCGACGTCAGCAGTCTCAAGACTTCCAGGACATCTGACGAGCAAGCAATCAGCACTCTTCAGTCTGGTGTCAGCGGCATCAACACCACCCTGACCCAGATGCAGGCTGAAGATACCAGTCTTCAGCAGCAGATTACCAGCCTCTCGCAGAGTGTGGGTACAAACGGTACTAATACCAACTCTGTCATCAGTGCAATCCAGACTGATGTGTCCAGCTTGAAGGCGAGCCGCACTTCTGATGAACAAGCCATCAGTTCACTGCAATCGACAGTATCGGGTCATACTTCCTCGATCTCTGGAATCATTACATCGATTTCCAGTATTCAGGGTAAGCAGGCCACTGATGAGACCAATATCTCAAACCTGCAATCCGGTTTGAGCACGCTGCAGTCTACGGTGTCCGGCATCAATGCTGAAGTGGGCACAATGGGGAATCTCACTACCTCTTCGAAAGATACGGTGGTTAATGCCATCAACTCTTTGAAGTCAGCTGTGGATTCGAACAGCAGCGCTATTGGAACCACCAACAGCAATGTCTCGGGTAACACTACCGCCATTAGCGGTCTTGCGACCAGAATGGGTGCCGCTGAAACCAATATTGGCAACATCAACTCCGCACTGAATAACTATCAGGTGAAGTCTGCGTTGCTGACGGCTTTGGCGGGGATGTCTGCGAGCACTACTGGTCTGATTCGCGCGAATGGCAGTGGCGGGTTTACATTCGATCAGACCAGTTACCAGACGGCGGATGCTGACTTGACGGCTATTGCTGGACTCAGTGATTCTTCGGTAGGTTTGCTCAAGAAGACCGGAACAAACTCCTGGACACTGGACAACAGCACCTATCTGACCGGCATCACCAGTTCCATGGTCACTTCGGCTCTAGGATACACTCCATTGAGTGGAATCAATAGCTCCATGGTAACGAGCGCTCTTGGTTTCACTCCGCTCGGTGGGCTCTCAGCAGCAATGGTAGCTTCGGCCTTGGGATATGCGCCCATGAATGCAGCCGATGTTACTCAAACACTGGTTGCGTCTTTGCTTGCAGGCGCCACAGTGAATGGTGACGTCACTATTACGGGCACGCTGTTTGCCAATACCAACCTCACGCTGACTTCGGATGAACGTTTGAAGACCAACTGGCGTGATAAGGGTGATGACTACGTGTGGCGGCTGTCATCTGTTCTGGCTGGTGTCTATGATCGTACAGACATCAAACAGACCAATGTGGGTGTGGGTGCTCAGTCGCTTCAGGATGTGTTGCCCGAAGCAGTTCAGATGGATGAGAATGGGTATCTGGGCGTGAACTATGGCAATGCTGCTTTGTATTCGGCAGTGAAGCTTGCCAAGTTGGCTGTTAAGCAGGATGAACTTATTCACCAGCTTATTGCCCGCATCGAGGCACTTGAGAAACGGTGATGACTTAGGTTGAGATTAGACCTCTGAGCTCATTTGCTCAGAGGTCTAATCTATTTCTTCAGAGGAAAACCATGACGCTACCTGCATCAGGACGTATTTCTTTAACGGACATCAGAACCGAACTCGGCAAAGTTGCCGGAACCAGTATCAGTTTGAATGATGCTGATGTGAGGGCCTTGGCTGGCAAAACCAGTGGTGCTATCTCATTATCCGATTTCTACGGTAAGAGTAAAATAGTCGCTGGCGTAGTCAATTCATCGCTCGGGTTATCAGAAACAGCTTATACCAACATATTTCAAAGTTCTGCCGCTTGTCAGTTTTACTTAGAAGTAAGTGGGCATGACCACATCTCTTCCGATACCTTAGTAGATGGTAGCTGGGCCACTGGCACAGTCAATGACTCTGCATATGAGGTCAGGTATACCGTGATCTCGAGCAGCACTCTAGGTGTCACCAGAACGATTTATAATGGTGCATCTAACTGGACAGCAATAACGTCCAATGCAGGCAGTATCGTATTCGAAGTTCGCGCTCATTTGGCAAGCACTACTTCGACACAGTCCGTTGACTGTACGGCTACTTTCCTTGTGGAAATCAGGGCTGTCGGATCAACTACACCGCTGATATCTCAAACACTGAAATTCACAGCAACAGCATCTCCGATAAATGTCGGATAGCAATAAAAGATAGAACAAAGTGAGGCATTGAAATGGCAGGTCTAAAACCAGTGCTACCATCATCAGGCGCAATATCAATGTCCGATATTCGCAAGATTCTTGGAATGAGCTCCACCGACGCCATCAGTTTAAATGATGTTGCGGTCAGGAATCTGGCTGGAATACCCTCAGGACCTATATCTCTTAGTGACTTCTATGGGAAAGCCCCCATAGCAGTGATCAAGTCCGACATTGGTACAATCAGTACTGGGTATGCTAGCGGAACAACTGTGGACGTTCACATGACGTTCATGATCGAAGATACAGGTAACTGGAAAATCTACATCACACAAGGTGCATTGGACATTCAAAACAACTATGGTGGTTATGTTTACTCAGGAACATGGGTTGAAGGAGCTGCTCCTACAGATGGTCAGTTTGAAGTCATGTTTGAGATGGTTTCAGACTCTCTGAATGGAAACAATAACGTCACTATCACAAATGGTGCTCCTGACTGGATGTTGTTGGGGAGTAGTTCCAATGCCTACGTGCTTTATACAGTTTCACTCGCGAGTAGCTCCAACCTTAGTTTGACTGACAGAAATATCTTCAATGTGAAATTGATAAGTAGCAACGATAGTTTGAATGTCCACACCACTCAAGTCATATTCGATCTTGAGGCTATGGTAAATAACAACGGCTAAACCAGGTATCGGAAATCATCTGGTTATCTCAAACTTTTTAACGGAGTAGCATATGTCCGACGATGATTACGTGGGCAAAAAGATCTTGCGCTATCCGCTTGACTTGACGGGGAAGAGCGCTGACAACTTTGTCAGTGGAGAGCCCCATACACTCGTGCCGCACACCAACCGAGTGTTCGTTCCTGACTACGGTCCCTTCTTTGGCGATACGATCACTTTGGTTGATGCGAGCACTGGAAAAACTCTGACTCCTCGAGTTCAGTATCTGCCCATCCAGTCCGTGGCATCGGCTACTGCCAGGTCAGGTCAGGATGTTTGTGGTGCAGTTGCGATCATTGATCCGGCTGTCTCCAATAACATTCAGTTCTCTGGTCAGATGACCGGTGGACCGTACATCCTGATGGTGCAAGCTTTGATTGACATGATTGCCACAGTGGATGTGGATACTCGTGTCTTCAACTATGGAGAGATTGTTGGTAAACCCAACCTCTTTCCTGTCGGGCATCACTTGCACGATATCGGTGATAGCTATGGCTTTGAGTATCTGGTATATGTGCTCGAAGACATCCGTCAGGCCATTCTCAATGGCAATGTGAATGCGCTCGATGCTTTGCGCAACTACATCGACAACCTGATGGCGACTCACAAGGTCAGTCACGATCACGATTGGCTGTATTACACCAAGGGTGAAGTTTGGACAAAGCAGGAAGCCGATGATCGATATCTGAAGCGCACCGACTACTCCAATGCCATTACGATCGATGGACCGACCAGTTTGCCCCGTGGGGCTACGGGTAGTTTTCACATCACCAACTACGACATTTACAGCAGCTACAGCGCTGTACTCGATGGCGGAGCAGTGTCTTTTTACTCTTGGCCAACTGATCAGACCAAGGGTAACAGCGCATTCATGCTGACCATCCCGGACAACATGCCGTTGGGTTCCCAGAACTTGACAATCAAGTGTAATTCGTCCAGTCGAGTTATCCCGCTGATGATCACTGATACTGGCATAAACAAACCTGCACTCTCTGGCACGTTGTACGACAGTGATCCGACCTGGGTAATTGCTGGCTCAAACTTCAGCGTGAAGGCTGGTAACACCGATACGCTGGCTGCATGTGAGTGGGTAGTTACCAATACCAGCACCGGTGCCGAGTACTATCATCAGACCATCGCTGGCACTAATGGTGGCACCATCACGCTCACTGGTCTGCCTGTCTCTACGACGTTCTCTGCAAAGGTGCGCTATAAGGGAGCAACTCTGGGCTGGAGTGACTGGTCTGATCCGATCAGTGTCACTACCAAGGACACGTATGTAATTGTGGTGTCTGCGACGATTGAGAAACCTACTATCACGGCCACTCCTTCGACCGTTGATGCATCGGTTGCATTCCAGATGAGTCAGTTCAAACTGAGCTCTGGATCGGATACGCCATACAGCTACGACTACATAGTCGCACTGGCTGACTCGTGGCTGCCTCAGATCACTGCCTATGACAGACTGTGCAATGGCTCTACCGCACCGTCTTTCAGCGAGACCCTCAAGCTCGATACCAGTTATCGAATTTCGGCACGCTTCAAGGGTGCCTCTGGTGAGTATTCTGATTGGTCCGATTATGCCGTATTCAAAACCAGAGCGGCCTTTGTGGCGATGACGGGTGCCACTACCGACATCGGAACGGTCAATGTGGCAACTTCGGGTGGTGGTCAGCCTCCTACCGTAACAGCTTCTCCTGCGCCATCCAATGCATCGGGCGCCCAGACGTATCATTGGCATTATGTCTCGGGTGACTCCAGCATCGCGTGTAATTCCCCGAACACTGCTGCGGCTTACTTCTCTGGAAGTGGGAATGCCACTGCATATTGGGCTTGCACGATCATGGAGATCAATGCGGCAGGTTCTCCTGTTTATTGGGAGACTCCGTCTGTTAAGGTGGTGTCTGGTTCTGGTAGCGCAGTGGTCGGCACATTCCAGTACCCTCTTCTGAGTGCGACGATCGAGAAGACACCCATCACAACCGCGGCAGTGGTATCGGCTACTCCTGGTAGTTCGATGGCTATTCAGAGCGGTAGCATCAGAGCCATCCCTGGACCCTACAACGCTGACTCGTGCAGTTACACGTGGGAATACGGCGGTGGTACTCAGTTCACCATCAACAACCAGACATCGCAAGCGACCACGTTTACGTATAACTGGAAGTATGGTGATGATGCAACAGTCACGGGTTCTTATCGCTGCAAGATTACTCAAGGTGGTGTGTCGTATTACACCGGCTGGTTGAATGTGATCTTTACGACGACTGCTGGAAACAGCTCCTCTGCTGTTCTGAAGTCTAGCCTGGGTACAAGTGGTCCATACAGACTGGATGACATGGACCCGTCAGTGGAGTTCTACATCAGTGTGAACGGGACGTGGTCAGTTAGCAAGGGTGGTGGCATTATTGCGACTGGTACGTGGTGTACTGGTGGTACGCCCAATGCTGATGAGTTCCAGGTGAAGATCTCTCGCGGTGGGGCATTCGTGCCATCCAACACCACGGTGCTCAACAATGCTGTCAACTGGACTTCTTTGGGGTCTGCGTCGTTCAGCATCAACACCACCAGCAACTCTGCGACGGAAGAGACCTTTAACGACACCGTTACGGTGAGCATCAATCGAGTTAATGGCACTGGAAGCACTCTGACTGAAACTTTCAGTATGGGTGTGACTGCCTCTATCTCCAATAACAGTTAAGAAGTAATACATACTACACTGGGAGGATAATACCTCCCAGTGTAGTCTTTTATGCTTCATTTCAAATCATCTGAGTTCACGAATGAATGAAGGAATGAACATGTCACAAACAAGCATTGTCTTGCCTCTTGACTATACCGGGAAAGCAGCGACTAACCTGATCAAGGATGAAGAGCAAGAACTTGTTGGCAGCGGCAGTTATTTGGTCGGTGCTGACTGGGGACCGTTTTATGGAAAGCCAATTGATGTGGTGGTTGGTGGTGTTAGACTGGTGCGTGGCGTCGATTATGTGCCTGCTGGTATTGACTCCTACCTATCGAAAAGAACTGGTAAGGAAGTGCTCACGGGCATTGTCATTACTGCATTTACACAAGAAACAAAGGCGATCATTAGCTATCAGGCAGTAGGTGGACCTGTCAATGTCAACCAGAAGCTTCTTCGCCAACAAGTCGCAAACGAAAAGATAGGGCACCAGGCGGCTAACTGGAATACCAGTGTGGTTAACAAGCCTCTCGCCTATCAACCGGTGCATCACCTACACGATGGTGGCCTGGATGTGTATGGGATGGAGTACATTGTGTCTGTGCTCAGGGGTATCGCAGATGCTACTGTGATTGGCATCGATCCTACTCTGGATCTGCTGAAGAAACGCATGCAGGATTATCTGTCGAAGCACGTCCTCAGCCACGATCACAGTGACCTGTACTATGAAAAGTATCAGGAATACACGCGTCCTGAAATGGAAGAGCGGTTTCTCAACAAACTCTCTGCCAGTAATACGACCTCTGTCTCAGGTGCTGTGGAGGTGTATCAAGGAACCGCTGCCAAGTTCCAGATCACCAACTTCGATAATCGAAGCGTCTATTCGGTCTCGATGGATGGTGCTACGGTGTCTTGGTTCTCCTGGAATGAAGACAACTATGGCAATGATGGTTTTGCTATCAACATTCCTGCATCCATGCCTGCTGGTGATTATCAATACACCATCATCTGCGATTCTGCATCAAGGACTCTGCCTTTGAAAGTGAAGGGCGGTGCACTGGCTACGCCTACCGTCTATGCCAATCTGTTCGATACTGAACCTACGGTCACGTATTCGGGTTCAGCATTCGCTGTGACAAACGGTAGTGACACCGGTGACCAGGCTGAGTTGATGGTGACCAATACAGCGACAGGCGTAGTGATTTATGACCAGACTGTCTCATTGGTTAATGGAACACTGCCATCTACCACGTTAACGAATCTGGCACTTGATACCCAGTTTGATGCTAAGGTGAGGTATCGTGGTGTTCAATATGGCTGGACTCAGTGGTCGGCAGTGGTGTCTGTCAAAACCAAGGTTACATACGTAGTGACGCCACCACCTGACCCTACACCTGATCCTACTCCCGTGCCGGTCATTTCGGTTAACAAACCCGTGTTGTCTCTGACCCAGGACATCTACACTCCGACTGCTCATTGCTCTGGTAGTGATTTTGCTATGACCAATGACACCACCGGCACTTTCAAGCAGTATGTGGCGAAGTATTACGATGTCAGTAATCCCACTGCTGTAGTTTTTGTCAGTGGTGCTGATAACTGGTCAAGCACCCATGGTAGCAAAGGCCCGACCTTTGACTTGAGTGTCTCCGCTGGTAAGACGTATAAGGCAGCCATTCAGTACAAGTCGTCTGATGGCTATACGAGCGATTGGTCTGATGAGGTGCAGTTTACCACACTGGCTGACTACACCCCTGTTCCCTATCAAGTGAACTTCGAAATCTCACCTGATGTCTCATACATCAAATATACAAATGAGAATCACTACAAGTATCTGGTGATGTACTATTTGAATATTGCTGGGTTTTCAGCCAGTCAGTTTGATGTGACGGGCTTCAGTGGCGACACTACTTTCCGAAGTATGACGTACGGGATCAAGTACAACATCGACCATTGGTTTGGTGGGGACAGTAGCGGGTATTCGTTCAACATCGTTGATCCCAACAGTAGTGCCTGGGATAGTTTCACCGCAGCAAGTAATCCCAGTACGTATGTGTATGAGTCCGGCACATACGACAATACCCAGAGCTCGGCGATTGCCACATCTTCATTGGTGGCAGGCACAGTGACCATCAATGGTGTGGCGTACAACGCATTCAGGTCTTTCACCAAGGACGTGTATGTGAACTCGTTCTATCAGAGTGAAACAGATGGTGGGAGTGGATCGGGCACGTTCTTTGCGGACAGCAATCCGACAGTCTGTGGTGATGGTGTGGATAAGACCATCGCCGATATCAGTCTGCAGTTTGGATCTGGTAATAGGCTGGTGAACATTGGCAGTTGCCGCATGTTTGAACCATCGGGTGGCTCATTCACAGCCAAACTCAAAGTTCAACTCAAGAAGCAATACTGGCCTGTTGGTAATTATTCCTATTACTAACAATATGAGCTCTTAGAGACGTTTTTATGTTTTAGATACACACTTAGTGGTCTTAGACATTTAAACGTCTCCTAGGGCTTGTATCGGTCACTAAAAAGTGTTATACAACAGAAAGAGGAACCACAAATGAGTTTTCTTGCATCAATCAATGACTCTCTGAAGAGCTTCTTCGTCAGAGCATCTTCCAGTGTGAAACGATACCGCACCATCAGTCTGACTGTCGCGTGTCTGGTCGGTATCTATGTCACGAAACATTTCTTCGACAAGACCGGTGACTCGATGCTTGCTTCGGGTGTTTCGATCCTTCAGACCTTCTGGGCAATTGCTCTGGGTGTGCTTGCAGTCAAGATGGTCTATGACTATAAGGAAGCGGATACCCGCACCCACATGGACTCGGCTCTGAATGATAAGAACGTCGGCTCTGGTCTGGTTGTTCTAGCCAAGACTCTGGCCACGATCTTCTTCATTGGTCTGTTTGCCAGGGTCACGATGGCGGCGGATCAGTTCCCGCCGAACTTCTACAAGATCGAACCCACCATCAAGGCCGAACAGCAGCGCTGGTGGAGCGATCACCCTCAACCTTCCACTCTTCGCGCTCTGGCTGAACAGGAATCATGTGTCTCTCTCAAGTCACCGAAGTGCATGAATCCGAAGGCTCGTCTGAAAACTTCTCGTGAAGAAGGCGCCGGCATCGGTCAGATCACTCGTGCTTACCGTAAGGATGGCAGTCTGCGAATGGATATGCTCGCTACCTTGCGGCAGCAGCATAAGGAAGCTCTGGGTGAGATGACGTGGAGCAACATCTACGAACGTCCCGATCTTCAGATTCGTTCTCTCGTCATATTGTCCAAAGACGCCTATCGCCCCTTTCGCAAATTGGGCGTGAATGGTCTGGACTTTGCTGACAGTGCCTACAACGGTGGTCCCAATGACGTGATCAAATCCAGGAGGGTCTGTGCACTCAAGAAAGGATGCAATCCCGATGTCTGGTTCGGCAATGTCGCGAATTATCTCGTTAAGTCGAAGACTCCCATTTATGGAACTCGTTCTGCTTACGACATTAATCTTGAACATGTGCGGAATGTTCGATTGATTCGTCGACCCAAGTATGCCAGATACCTGCACGAAATCTGATACGGCAAATACCCTACTACCGGATGCTTCGAGCATCCGGTAGTAGGGATATGCTGTCTTATTCAGACTTGTCTTCGCCTTCACCATCGTCATCAGGCTTGTTCTCGCCCTTGTCCTTGTCATCACCTTCATCGTCATCCTTGTTGGAATCAGGTTCCGGTTCAGTGCTGGACTGAGGATCAGGCCTGGGTTCATTGTCCTCGATATCGGGATTCTCCACGCCTTTGAGACCCAGATACGGATTCGGACGAAGGAAGACCGTCTCGAAGAGCGTCTTGATCTTGGCTTTCTCTTCAGGAGTCTGCTGTTCAGCAGGAGCCACGATAGCTTCTTCAAGATCGATCGGGAGTTCAGGAATCTCACCTTGGAAATCCTGCACTTCCAGCTCGATGCGTACCCAGGGCTGGTATTGACCATTGGGACCCGGATAAACATCCACTTCCCACTTCAAGGCATCGCTATCACCCACCTTGAACGTGTAGCGATCCTTCATCATCCCAGCTTCGCACATGCCCTTGAACTGAGTGAACATCTGCTCAGTGGAAGGCGCATTGGTTTCATTGTCACCACCCTTGGGGGAAGCAGTCTTGATGGTAAAGGTGAATGTGGGTTCGGTGCTACCCTTGGCAACAGCTTTACGAACACGCATTCGTCCGCCGATGAGGTTGTGTTCGGACTTTTCAACCTTCACCTCATATTGCTCTTGCTGTTCCATCGAAGAAGCACCTTGAAGCTGACTCACATCCTTCATGCGGCCGTAGAAAACTCGCTCGTCTTCGTGTTCGATGGTCTTATCATCGCTCTCCAAAGAGGGGCGAAGCAGTTGTCTGATACCACGCATGGGTGGCTCCTTATGTTGAGAAGATTATCTTCAGCAACTCCGTGATTGTTTTCAGGATGCTGCTGATCAGATCAGAATCGGGTGCCTTGGCACTCGAGATAGCCAAATAGACACTCATGCTTATTAGCAGAATGAATCCTGCAAATAAGCTCCAGAGGATTGTCTTGATGAACCGAAACTGAAACAGCTTAAACTGTCTGGTTTCTCGTCTCAGGATTGCATCTTCTTTTGCATCCTTACTACGAACACCTAGCCTGCGATTCTTCGGGTTGACAATCACTTCATATAGAATGCGAACCTGCGTGGCTTCAGGCAGACTGCGGAATGTACCTTCCAGATCCATTCCGCTAGTAGCTGCGGTCACACGAGGCAGATCCAGCTCCTGATCCGTTATGGCGTGATTGATGGCCAGCATGAATGCCGCTAGCCAGTTTTCTTTACTCTTGGCAATTACGTCATCTCTTTCAAAACTTTCGAAGAAGTGTTTGACAATCATATTCAGTCCTTGCGGGCTTTATCCCGCAGAGCTTTTTGTTGTGTCTGGTCTTGCGCAATTGCTTTCTTGTCAGCATTGCAATTGGCAATGGCCTTGACTGCTTCGGAATAAGTATCAAGCCACATCTTTTCTTTGTCCACCCACTGAGGGAGGCCGTTGTAGACATCCTGGTTCGGTGGCTGGGGAGTGACGCAAGGTATCAGCAATGCCTCGGGCACATACCAAGACGTATCGACCTCAGCCGTTTTGGTAATGGCGGTCTGACAGCCCGTGAGCACCAGTGTAGCAAGACTGATGAGAAACAAAGAAGTAAACTTGACGTAGAACGTTTTCATGATACTTTTTTCCCTTGATTAGTTACGAGTGCTGATGTTTCAGTTCGTGCTCTTACAGGCAGAAGCTGATGCTCCATCCATGGAGCAATAGACATTCCAGGCTGTCTTTATTCGAACTGCACTGATTTCCTTATCTTTCGGACTGACTACATCCGATGGAGCTTCTTCCTGAACAGCGACAATGTCGCTCGATTGAGGAGAGACTTTCTTTATTACTGTTTTGGTGTACTTGGCTCTGATCTTCGTTTCGGTAACTTCACCTGCACTCTTGATGGTGTCGACTTTGGAGTCGATCTTGGCGTGCTCTTGCGCAACGAACTTGCAGGCGCGATCATCGATCTTGGAAGACTGTTTCAAAAGCTCGATGCTTTGGGCAAGTTGCTTATTGTCACGTTCGAGTTCTTGCTTCTTGGTTGTCAGCTCATCCACTGACTTTTGCAACTCGAGCGTTTTCTCGTAGTAGTGGTGTGTCACCAAGGACATGCAGATCAAAACCAACGAGATAACAATGGCGACCCTCTCTCCCAATGTGAGATCGGAGAAGAACTTCACAATAGCTCTACCTATCGTGAACAAAAAAGTGAAAATTGCTGTCATGATCAAATCCTCGACAACCGCATTCTGCACAGGTGAGTGTACGCTACAGCGATTGCATCAATGGAGTGTTCATCATAGTGGTCAATACCGCGTTTGAGGTTGAGCTCAGAGATCTTTGCGACTGAATCCTTAACGGGATTCTTCTTCGCTGCTCCATGAGCACCTACTGCGTTCTTGATCGATGATGGGTCTATGGTGTGGAGTTCCAACCACGGATCAAACTCATGCAATGTATCTTGAACCATCACACGAACTTCAGTCAGTGGTAAAAAAGCGCCTGGATGAAGACTGTGGAAAAAGCCGGATTCCATCACAACACAGTTGGGTTGCAACTGAGTTAATGCGCGCATGAACATCCGGCTAATGCCAACCATTCGTGGGTATCGATCCCCGTACATCTCGCCTTTCCACTGATCCAAGGGACACTTATCCCCTCTCAATGTAATAGCATCTGTCTGGATTATCTCCAGAGATCTGATATCCACGCTAACACATGAAATACCAAAGTGAGCTGTACCTGGGTCAATACCCAATATCCGAGCAATGGAACCCCCGTCATTTGAGATACGTATCACGGGGGATTACTCCACGTTCAGTTCACACCCAGAGGTTCAGTGGAACCGACATCAACCGTCACCTCGAAACCTTCAGACAGGCCTTGCAGGTCGGCCGAGACACTGGTGAAGGTGTGTACCTGCGCCGCAATGGCTTCAGTGTAGTTGAAGGTAGCACCAGCAGGCAAAGAACCCTGAGTGACCTTGTCGACACCTGTCACGATTGCCATTTCGGAAATGAATGCATAGGCTTCATTTCCGTAGATGACCTTGGCAGCATTGAGGATCTCGGAGACGCTAGCTTCATCGAGTATGAGATCCAGAATGGTGGATGTATTCAGATAGTCGCCACTGGTGGAGGTCACCCCGGTGGGGGACAGGTTCGAAGCCGTCGGATGCAGGTTGTCGGTTGTCGGGATGAACGACGTAACCGTGGTATCACCATTGAGCACGGTATTGTACTGCATGTTGGTCTTCAGAGCCGTGACATCGAACCTGCGCAGGTAGTACGCATAGTAGCTCACGCCACCATAGACCACTGACTTGCGTATCGCGTAGTTCGCACGCTCAGTTGCCGTGAGGTCGTTGTCGGTGGTGCGAAGCACGAAAGGCAGTGGCTTGTAGAGCATCGCATCACTTGCCCTGTGCTTGAGGTAATCCACCAGCACTTCACCATCAGCACCAGTCTTGAGCGTATGGCCGCCACGACCAATCGCAATGTACCTGGCTGAAGGATAAGCGCCCGCATCAGGAGCCACACCAGAGAGCACATCAAAGTACTCATTCATGGTGGTATTGGCAGCCATGTTGAACTCGGTCTTCATGAGCAGAGTGTTCTGCACATAGGAGCCGTAAATGGTTCGGACAGTCTTATCCGAAGAAGATTGAGCAGTAGACATCTTCAATCCTTATTTCTTGGTGATAGTTGTTGACAAAGGTCTGATGCTGGCACCAAAAACCTTGCTATGGATCTTGTACGAATTGGCCGGTATGCGTACTTTGACATCGAGTCCGACATTGATGTTGATGTGAATCTTGATACGCATTGCTTTGCGATCCAGGTTCACATCGGAATTGACGTGACGGGAGTCCTTACCTTTCCCAAGGCAAGACAAAACATCCACGCCATCCACATCTACTCTCTCGAAATCCCCGCCTTTGAAGCCACCAGCGCACATTCTAACCATAGGAATTCCGAGGTCTATCAAAGATCCACTGGAAGGATCAGTGACGTACTGGATAGAATAGCTGCTGAGCTTCTTGATGAGTGTCATCATGGCGTTGTAGACGTTGCCAATGCTGTTCACATCTGCCAGGTCGATACCTGTAGCACCTACCAAAAGGTTCTGTGCCATGAGCGAGTAATCGCTCTTACTGAAGTTGGTCAGGTCAATCTTCATATCCGAGAGCCAGTCGGAATACTTGGTGCCTGTAGACAGAGAGCAGAGCATGTCGCAATAGATACGCGAACACATATCCTGAGCCTGACCACGGGCCTGATAGTCCTGATAGTACGAAGGAATCCGCCTTTGGTACTTCGCTGCAACCTTGATAGCGCGGCATAGAGCAATGAAGTCATACACAGACTTAACTGGTGTGATCTTGGGTGACAAAGACAGAGCGTATTCGGCTGTGTCTGTTCCGACCTTACCAGTACTCACACCCACCATCATCTCGCTCACCGAGGGCAAGGGAATACGCTGCACAAAGGTAGCAGGAAAGTCCGGGATTTCCTTGAGGGTCAGTCCCAGGCTCTTTGCATAAACGTACATATAAAGAATGTACGCCTCCTTCATCGTCAGCGCCATCTCATCACTGGTCTTGTTATTCTCAATGTGAACATACACATTGTAATAACCAAGGTACGCCATATAGATCCAGTGATTGACTGAAATGCTCTCAATGCTGTACTGACCCGCATCCTCGTAATTGATAAGAGAAGATTCCAGCACCTTCGTCTCAACCACGTTTGACAGGGAGTGCTCGAATACAGCTCTCATCTTCTCAGTGTTGTCGCCGATGTATGAGGTATTGTTACGAGCCAGAGCTATTTCCTTGGACAGCAGGGTGTCCAGACTAATGTGGTCTCCCACGTCAGCATCATAGATGCTATTGGCTGCTTCCTTCTTGAAATAGATTGTGGGTGCCAGTGCTGTTGTCAGGCTCTTGTCACTGTGACGCATCCTGTATGAAGCCAGAGGAAACTGACGCTCTGTCAGGATGTGATCCACCAACCACTTGAAGACCTCTTGTCTACCCAGATTTCTCTGAATATAAGCAATGTTCCTGTAGAAGAACAATGCCTGCTTTTTTGTGAGGTAACGAATCACCGTGGAAGGCACACCATGGCTCAGCAAGTGCTGCCTGATGTGAAAACTGTGTGCTTCATTGGTATTGGACATCTCATCACGAAACGTCACGATGGCCATGGATAGACACATATACATGATGCCCAAATGAGCAGGAGTATATAGTTCATCCGTAATTGAGAACTGAGAATTGACCCAGCGAGTCTTATAGTTTGCCACCCAAGTATTGAGCTTGGATATCAGCGAATACTCGTTAGATTCAATCAAATCATCTGGATAGGCCAGAATAAGACCATCGGTAGCTGCGATGGCCGTATCGATGTCTACCGGGTTGAGAATTCCGAGAATCAAAGGCTCTTGAGCCGGGTATTGCGTCAGCAGAGCCTTGTAGCGTTTGGTTCCGTATGCATAGGCCACCTTTGTTGCCTTATGCACAGCCAAGTTAGCCACAGTAAAATTTATCGTCTCCCCGGTATCCCATGAGACAACAGTCATCATCGTGTCAGTCGAGTGATACTGTCCTGCGAGATTCATGTAGTACTTCCATGTGGTCTCGTCAGTTTTGTCGACTGCACGTTCGCCGTTTTCAGCAATGAGATAAGCGTTAATTGCTTCACATGCATCAACTGACTTGATGACTATCGTTTTTGCAAGAGTGATCGCACTCTGCACATAGAGCTGATAGTCGTTATTCACGTTGATCTCCAATACAAGAGGAATACAAAAAATGGCAGGGAAAACTCCGTCCGTCCCATCACTGGTTAACCAGATGGGTCAGGGAAAAAGCGTCCACGCTTTGAGCTTGATAGGTAATGATCCAGGACTGGCTGCTGTGCTCTCGAAGACAGTTACTGGACGTGAGCAGCCAATGTATGACAATGCCGGCAATCGTAAGATTCCGATGCCGGATGTCAACATCTTCAAAGATATTTCCAAGAAGCAGGTTGACAACATCCGTGATTCTGAAACGGTCTTGCAACTGCTCCCCGACATTGCTCTATCGAAGCAGATTTTGATTGCATCTGTACAGTCACCGCGAGACATGAGCAGTGGTGAGATCACCATCTCTGGGCCTGAAGGCATTCTGCCGACTTCCGCTTCCGCTGCCGTCATCGATGTAATCAAAACATTCTTCGATCAGGACTACAAGATTAAACCGAAGCTCGCAGAAATCCTCGGCAATGTCTTGTTCGATCGTGGGTCACATCCTATTGCGGTGATTCCTGAAAATTCACTCGATGAAGTGATCAACTCAGCTGGACGAGTGAGTACTGAGTCACTTTCCGGATTCGTGACTGAGAATGGCAACTTTGCACCTCTGGGCATTCTTGGACCGAACAAAAAGCAGCAAAAGAAAATCAATGCTGCTCTGCGCAAGAACAACGTTGGCATCGCATTTGAAACAATGCAGATGTACAATAGCCAGATCAACACTGGTGCCATCGATGCTGGAACGAACATCAGCATGGAAGGCTTCCAGAAGAATCTGGAAGCAATTGATAAGCAAGTTGTTGAATCACTCAAGCACCGGCTTTCCAAGACCGAAGCGGGTCGCTCAGCACTTGAAGCCATTCGTGCAGATAGGGCGAAAGTCGATGAGGCGGAATTGTCGACGTATCTCTCCGTCACCGACAACTTCAATGTGATGAAGGTGCCACTGATCAATGAGCGTATTCGGCAGCAGTTTGTGGCAGATCGCATCGATGGCATTTCCACTGAAGCATTCCGTTTGACCGATGCTGAGCTGAACAAGCTCAAGGCTGCATCGGGTGATGATGTCAGACAGGATGCTAAGGAAGCAGCCAAGCAAGCAGGGAGCGATAAGCTCACCGATCAGAAGCTCACGAACAAAGTCTATCGTGATACGGCAACATCGCACAAGCCTATTGCATTCCTGAAGACTCAAGAGCAACTGGGTCGTAAGTCGATTGGCTGCCCGCTTATTCTGGATCTGCCATCTGAATCGGTGATTCCTGTTCACATCCCTGGTGCCCCTAGCCAGCACATCGGCTATTATGTCCTGCTCGATGGAAACGGCTATCCTCTCAACATTGAGTTGCAGGATGACTATATCAGGGACATGAGTTCTCGCCTGACGGGTAATACGGATAACTTCCCATCCGCAATGCTCAACAAGGTTGATAGCATGGTCACGGGTGAGACCATGAACTTCAGGGATCGGATGCGTGTTGACTACAGCATTCGTGCTTATGGAGACATGGTTGAAAAGGACCTGCTCGAGCGACTGCGCAATGGTGTGTTCAACAATGGCGTAGCGCTGGGTCGTAACGATGAACTCTATCGAATCATGCTGGCACGCACTCTGGCCAAGCAATCGACTCAGCTCTTGTTCATCCCGATTGAGCTTATGACGTACTTTGCGCTGAACTATAACCGCAATGGCACCGGTAGGTCTTTGCTCGATGATATGCGGATCTTGCTCTCGTTCCGCGTGATGGTGATGTTTGCCAACGTTATGGCATCGATTAAGAACTCCATTGGTCGCACTGATGTGAAGATCAAGCTCGAGGAAACTGACCCTGATCCCTACAAGACGATCGAAGTCACGATCCATGAGCTCATCAAGTCTCGCCAGCAGTACTTCCCTCTGGGCATCAATGCTCCGACTGAAGTGGCTGACTGGGTTCAGCGTGCGGGTATGGAATTCACATTCGAAGGCCACCCTGAGATTCCTGACGTCAACATCGACATTGGTGAGAAGGCTACGAACTATACGAAGCCCGACACCGATCTCGAAGAGATGCTGCGTAAGCGCTCGATCATGGGAGCCTATCTGACTCCTGAAATGGTTGATCTAGGATTGGGAGGTCCGGAGTTTGCGACATCCATCGTGAACAGTAACATCATGTTCGCCAAGCGCGTCAAGAAGATCCAGGATGAGATCATGCCGCAGATGGCTGAGCACATGAAGAAGATCGTGCTCAATAACCAAACGCTGATGCACAAAATTCATGAGATCATCATGAACAACGTCGGCACCATCCGCATTGATGAGAAGGACATCAATGTGACCGTCAGTAGTGATCCTGCTGAGAAGTCCGATGAGCAGCTCAACCTGGAACGCAAGTTGGTTTATAGGGTGGCATACGACTTCATCAATGGCTTGGATGCCACGCTGCCTTCGCCCGACAACGTCACTATCGAGAACCAGGCAACTGCTATCGATACCTTTGTCAAGGTACTGGACCCGATGCTCGATAACATCATCAGCAGCGAGTTCATGACTGAAGAGTTTGTAGGTAATGCTTCCAGTTTGGTTGATCCTTACAAGAAGATGCTTCGCGCTTACTTCATGAGGAAGTTCTTCAACCAGAATGGAATGCTGCCTGAGCTCTCCAGCATTACGGCAACAGACTCCAAGGGCGCGCTCATCAATGATGTCTATTCCGAACAACAGACCCACGTGCAGGATATCGTCAAACACTTTGTGGCTGCCGCTAAGGATGCCAAGAAGTTCAAGGATGATGTCAATAAGGTGATGGCTGCTGATCTGGAAGTCACTGAACCTGCTGAAAATACATCGTCTGAACCCAGCAGTGATGAGACTGGTGGTGAGGGCGGTGGCGATGAGTTTGGCTTTGGTGGTGAGGGTGGAGATGATTTCAGAGGTGGTAGTGGTGAGCCTGAAGAACCCGAAGGCGAACCGAATGAAGAACCTGCTCCCGATGAGACCGCTCCTGACGACTCCGAACCTGAATCTGAAAAGAAACCTGAGGACAATGAAAAGCCCGAAGGTGGAGATGAAGACAAAAGTGGATTGGTTTAAGCAAAAAAAGAAGTAAGTGAAAGAAATGCACTGCTACTACCCGTGAGGGTAGTAGCAGTGCATATGCCGGAAAGGCGTCAGATGTCGACGATGAGGACTTGCTCATGCGGGTTGAGCCAGCTCTTGGAGAGCTCGAAGCGATAGCCGTCAGCCGTCTCAAGCACATACCGCACGTTCTCGCGGTAGTTCTTCATGATGGTGATGGCCAGATTGAACAACAGCGGAGTCTTCTCGCGAATGACCAGAGTCGGAGTACCGGCCTGAAACGCGAAGCCGAGCTCGTTGGAGTTGAGACTGATGACCGCCGTGCGGACTTCAGTACACAGGGCGTTGAGTTCCGGAACATTGTCCGATTCATAGCCCAGTGCATCGAGAAAGACCGAACGATTGTCCGTACCGAACACCGTCACTGCTTGAGCGACCTTGCGGTTGAAGTACTTGAGGAAGGCATTGCCGATCGACAGGCCGTAGCTCGCGCAGATGTGTGCTTCGACCTCTTCGAAATCACTCTCGAAGTACTCGATGCGCATCTTGGGCAGGCCCACGTTCACCCGAAGCGCCAGATTGGTGATATCAGTGAGGCGCTTGTTGATGATGGTGCGGGAGAGCATCGGCAGTCCCACTTCCTTGCTCATGAGCTTCTTGTAGTAGAAACCCAGACGCTCGAGAGTGGTGGACTCAGCCATGGCGTTGAGCAACTCGACCTGATCGATGCTGGTGAACTTGACCAGCTCAAGCAGCAGGCTCGACCGAACATAAACGTCGAGCGTCGGCACCAGCAGACGCTTCTGTTCATATTCAGCGCGCCGATAACCCCAGACCGAATCCAGACCAAACTCCAAAGCCTGGGTAGGCTCATTGAAGTTCTCGAGGAAACGAGGTTTCTCAGGCTCACGAGGACGGCCGCCATTGGATTCTTCGACGACGTCGATGATCCGCTCTTGGTTGTCATTGATTGCCTTGCGGATTGCCTGAATGCTGCCAGCAGGCAATTCGCGACTGAGATGGTCTGTGCCGAAGGTTGCGGCCAGGTTATGCCGAGCTTGTTCCATGTCACCTTCCTTAATGCTTTCGAACTTGAAGTAACGTACTTTCTTGTTATCGTTCCCCAACACCACAACCGGCACAATCGTTTCAACAAACGGGTCGAATGCCGTGGGGTGGGGATTATCCGGATCTTGGGGCGGGTACTTCATGGCCTCGGAGACCGGCAGGTTGCGCAATTCAGCGTTGCAGTCGGATGTCACACTTTCAGCAGCTGAACCAGGAACAACCGTCATGTCCCTGTACACCGGGTCAGTAAACCCGATATCGCTGCCGCGGCGCATGACTGGAGCTACTTGTTTTTCAGCGACTGGTGCAGAGCCAAACTGCTGCATACCGGCACGCGCTTCGGTAAAGGAGCTACCGCCATTGCCGGCTCGACTACCACCACCGGAACGACGCGAATTGAAGAAGGGGTCCGATTCACCACTGCGACGGTCATCCCGATAGTCACGTTCACGATCGCGACCACCATAACCGCCACGCCGATCCTCATAACTGCGAGGAATACGCCCGGCTCGCCACTCAGCCAGATCATCCATCATTCCGGCGTAGGTCTCCTTGAGCTCATAGCACGAATCTTCTTCGGCGCGACTCATCCGAACGCGCATTTCGTTGGCCCAGGCACCGATGGTTGCTTCGAGAACGTTGCTGCACACTTGTTCAAGAGCACGAGCATCGTTACTCACCTTTCCGGTGTGAACGCACAGCAGGAAGATGTCTGCCGAGTTCTGAACCAGCTTGTCGAAGAGCTGGTTGCGGAAGCCACTAACTGAGGCTTCCCTGGCAAACTCCTCTCGGGGTACGGATACTCCCCCTCTCACACTGGCATCAAGCAGATCTCCGATGATATCGGAAGTGGTCTGCATAAGTTGCTGATCTCTTGCCATTAAGCACTTTCCTTTCCATTGACACGAATCATAGCCTGCACACTGTCGAGCAATTCAACCAATTCCGGATTCCTCACCACCACTCCTTTCTCGTTGAGGCGAACCAGGGGATTGATACGCGACCGTCCGCTAGGTTCAGCTTTCGGGATATTGAGATAACCACCCACCTCAGCCACTGAGGCATGCAGCTTCTGTGATTCACCACCTCCAGCGTGTCCCTTGCCACTGGGGCCAGTTTGCAGTTTTGCCTGCGGGATCAAGATAGAGGTGAATTTGAGGGCCATGTTGTCACCAGAGTACGACAGGGCTGAGAGCTCCCTGTGGTTCTTAGTGATCTTGTAAATCCTGCCGGGCTTGAGATGCCGCTTGAAGACAGCCTCGACATCACGAAATGTCGCGCTCTTACGCGGGTCCTGCAAGTCATACAGAGTGTACACGATCGCTTTGGTCACATCGAACATCAGGTGCGGAAGAACCGTCACCCTCTTGTCATACATCGAGTACGCACGATCCGGATCAGTGAGCATCCAGTCATTATAGCGATCGATGATGACGGCCATCAGCTCAAAAAAGTTCTTGACATGAATTCCGATGTCGCGAAGTGAGAGCTCAATAGGTTTGTCGAGATAACCATCCAGTGATGCAATGTGCTTTTTCATTTCATCGAGCAGATAGCCCGTGGGACGATTGCCAGTGACATTGATCTCACCGAGCAGCACCAGCCAGTTGGCTCGTGACGATACGTCTTCCACCCGCATTCTGTCCGGGAAATGGTCTACGACATAGAAGAAACCCGCGACCAGGTTCCGAGCCATGGCGTTAAAGTCAGACTTGCGAATCGCTATCCGGATCAGCGTGGGTGTGTACAAACGCCCTAAGCAGGTACTCGGAGCTCTTTTGAGCGATTCGCATATTACCCATTCGGATTCAGGATACACTTCATGAGTGATTTCCCGTTCACCGACAATAGGCGTAATTTTGGCAAACTTTTCGAAGGCTTCAAACAACCCATACTTGCAGAACAAGTAGTGCGCCAGTGATGCAAGAGCGCGTGTAGTTGCTGAGTCTTTTTTCTGTCTTTCCGATCTGTTGTAGGCCGAAGCCCAACACACTTGTACTGGCTCGTCGACGCCGTTACAGACAAAAGTGTGGGAGATGCGCTTGAAAGTTACCTTCCCGCGAATCACACCAACGAATACGGAATTGAGTCCAAGAGAAATCACCTGGTCCGTCAGAACAGGAGATATCACGTGACGCGATCCTGAGATATGCATCACACCACCAATAGCGCAGAACGGCAGATACAACGGAACTTTGAGTTCGTGCTCCACACCATTCTTTTCCACGTAACTGAATTGATACTCGTTCAGATAGACGTCGCTTCTGGCGAAATCGTAGACTCCAGACTTTGTTTTGTGGCGGTATTCCTCCATAGGTGTGCACCTACGGTAGCCTATGTACGACAGACTCTCGGGAAAATCCGCACTTATCAATTTGAAGATTTGATCGATATAGCTATCCACTTGCTTGAGTTCATGGAACGCTACACCCTCCGCAATCAGTGGATTGATTTTCGGAGTATCACTGTCGATCAATGCTATCAAATCGGGGCTCATTGCTACCCTTTCTAAAACTATAGGAATGCCTTTGCTGCCATCACTACTGCACCAATTGCACCAATGATAAATGGCAACTGCTTATACGCTTCGTTCTCTTCCTTTCTCACTTCGCCCTTCTCACGTCTATCATCGCCCCGCTCTTTACGATCCTCGGAACGATCCTTTCTCTCAGCGCTCTTGGCATCGAGCTTATCTTTGAGCTTTTGAAGTCTGCGGTCAGCTTCGGCTCTTTCCTTCTCCCACTCCAGCTTATCCAGTTCCCAGGCCCGCTTAGCTTCAAGAATCTCTCTTTCATGTTGCTTTACGGATATCTGATACTTGGATGGATCTTCGCCATACGTACGGGCCTCATTCTCAGTCGAAAACACACCTTTCTCAGCTAAGTTGTCTGGTGGACAATAGCCTACAGGCTCTTTACCAACTCCCTCATCCTCAACACTGGCATAGATGTAGAGTCCTGGTCTTCGACTTGGATCACACTTAGGCTTCAGGCGAACCACACATCCATCAAGAAAGTAGAACTTTTCATCAAGAGATGGTTTATCAACGTACAGACTATAAATCAGTCCTGTAAAATTTTCACAAGCACTAGATGATAGATAGTTCCTCATCTGACGACTTGTACCATCGTTGACGAATGGGTGCGCTACGATCTCATGAGGCTTATCCGTCTTGATCAGATAAACGTCATGCGCTTCCAGATAGGCGGTCTTTTTACCTGCTGGAAAGATCGAGTTTACTTTATACCGGGTTCGCAACCTGAAGAAGTCCATGTGCAGAGATTGGATTTGCTTGAGTTTACTGGCGTCGTCTCCAGCCTCAGAATACCCATTGTACTTCTTTCTGATCTCCTGCAACATAGGAGTCTTAAACTCCAGGTTGTCACTTGTGACACCTAGGTCATTTGTCGTGCCTAGGAATGAATTGTTTCCACGGAGATCTTCAATGATCTCGATGTCGCCGGTGATCTCACCCAGGCAAAGTGGTTCCACTTTCATAACAGGACCTTGCCGAAAGGCAATATAAATCGGATGACCGCTCCGGTTTATGATGCCCACAGACATGGACGCAGCAGCAGCAGGACCTTTATCCCATGCAGCACATGAAAAAGATTCGGTAACGCCAAGATGCGACGAGATAATTTCGTCGTGAGAGAGTTCATGATAGATCATGTTCTTTGATGCTTTCTAATTCGGGTTTATAGACTAACTGAAAATATCCTCCTCTTCTCGAGTAAGGCTGAGTAAATACACGAAAGCTCCAATCTAAAATTTAAGGATGAAAATACAATATTTAATTCCGTTTGCTACAACAACTCTAATAAGTAATGAGTGTCTGAAACTCTTTTGAATACAGATTTTGAGTTTCAACAACACGGCATAAACCCCTACTACTTCCCATTGCAGGAAGTAGTAGGGGTATGCCATCACAAGCCCGAAGGCCTGGATTACGGCGTCACAACCTTGTTCTCGACACTGAGAGCAGTACGCGCACCGACGACCTCACGGATACCCGTGACATCGATGACAGCACCGATCGGGCTGTGGCTCACGTGCAGGTACGACGGCTGAACCGTCAGTTCCTTGGAGACACTGCCGTTGCGGGTCTGCGGCATGACCATCGTCAGCTCGGGCTTCCAAGCCATGTTGCCGTGGCCCAGAGGATGCGGAACGCCTTCGCCAGCGCCTTCGACCGTGAAGCCGATGGTGATCTTGTCACGCATGTTCTTGTTCAGGGTGTGAACAACCTTGCACCCGAAACCATTGCCCAGCGTACGGGTATCTCCATTCATCATGAGGTAGCCGTAGACGTACGGGTCACAGCCGATGATGACCTGCGGCATCGACGGAGCACCGCCGCTGATCGCTTCGTTCGCAGCCTGGAAGCCGGACTGGACATATGCACGGTAGACGACGTCACGAATGACGTTGAGCAGCAGCGCAGACACATCCGACATGCGGTCAGCCGAAGTGAGCGAAGCGAGTTGCTTCGTCATGTCGATCGCCTCATGTGCGAAGAACGGGGTCAGCAGGTAGTTGCCGATACCGAATTCCGGACGGTACGAGATGTTCTGTTTGTCCGGACGCTTCGTGTACGCTTCCAGAACCTGGAAGTGGTACAGCAGCTCGTCGATCGCATCGTTCGAGGTCTGGATGTTGGTCGCAGTGATCAGGCCAGCCAGGTCGGACGAGTCGTTCGCATCGCCGGTATTGACAGGACGCGGGATGGTGAACGGCGAACGCAGCGGCACCGCATAGAGGTGCGTGAAGTAGTTCGTGTTCAACAGCTTGCCGCGCTGACGACGGTTCGAGTTCGTACGGAAGCCGTAGAGTTCGAAGCCCAGACCAGTAGCACGATCGAAGATCGCCGAGATCGCCTTGAAGACCGCACCGTCAACCGGCAGAGCCACGCCATCCTTGTCGCACACGGTCGTAACCGAGACCGGCGAGCACATGAAGTTCGTGTCACCGAACTGCTGGTTGATCGAACCATGCACTTCGAAGCTCAGGCTGATGGTGTAGTCGACATAGGTCGCGAGCAGCTTGGAGGCCGTTCCGTCCACGAGCTTGGTGTCGGCAGTAACCGGCAGGTAGTCCGTGCGGAAGTTGATCTGCAGCGCACGGTAGTTACCCTGCGGAGCAGCGTTCGCGGTAGCGGTCTGAAGACGACCGGTCAGGAACGAAACGACTTCCGGATTCGCACCGGTGGCATCGACGAGCTTCAGGTAGACCTTTTCCAGACGGACAGCGGAATCGATGGCGTCGGAAGTATCCATCAGGCCGGTCTGCAGCAGACTGTCAGTCTGCGACAGCGCCACCAGTTCGAGCTTCTTGTTGAAGGCGAGCGGAGCGGTCATGACGGCTTCGCCGCACAGATCGACTTCTTCGGGAGCCACCAGGGTCGCGTCGACGAACTTGTCCTTGGACTCGTCACGATAGACGGGCACCAGCTTGGTCTGGTCGTTGCGCAGGATTTCGGGGTCGATGACGGCCTCGATGATGTTGCGCAGACGCACGTTGTTCAGCGCGCCAGAGATCTGGCGCTTGAATTCGTTGTAGACTTCGATCAGGCGAATCGAGATCGTGAATCCGACCTGGTCATTCGTGACGACGATAGTCGGGTAGTAGGCTTCGGCGAAGACGGACTGGCGCGGAGCGAGCAGGTTGTAGGCCACCGAGTACTGCGTGACGGTCTTGTTGTCGCGTTCGTCGTAGGCTTCGAGCGCCGGCTTCTTGTCGTCGGTATACGTGGCACGTTCGAACATGTGGTCGCCTTCGGCGCCAACAGGAGCGTCGAACACGCGGAAGTTCTCGGTCGAAGGAATGCCGGTACGAACATTGCGCTTCAGGAACTGCATCGGGTTGGTCGAGACCAGGGCGGCGTCGGTCGCAGCAACTTCTTGCGCGAAGCCGATCGGCACGCTCAGATCCTGGCCTTCAACGCGCAGCGATTCCAGAGCAGCAGCGGTCTGTTTGGCATCGGAAGCGATCGAGTGAACGGCATTGAGGATGCCTTCAGCGGTTTCGTTCAGCGTGTTCAGTTCCTGAACACCGATCGATTCCATGGCCATCGCATGGCCACCCAGGTCCTTACGGCCGTGAACGATCGAGGCGATGCTGGTAGCGACTTGATCGACGATCTTGCTGAGTCCGCTCGCGTCGGTGGGCGACTGGACATCTTTCTTCTGGTACTTGAAAATGGACATATACTCTTTTTGCACCTGAAAGAGCTCAGATGCATTCTCCTGTCTGATATGAGTTGAGAGACGAAACTAGGAACAAGTTTTTGTTACTGCTTTTTGAGGCAGCGCAGAAATGCAAAGAACAAATCTGACTGCGCGATGTCGGAGAGGTCCTCATATCCATATGCGCGTTTAACACACTTGGTTATGAAAGCAGACCTGAGATCGGAAGTGGCAAAGCATCCCTTCTCGGCAATACAAACCACAGTATTGGCTGCAGTTGCATGACCATGATCACGATGAATGTTTCCGATGTCAACCAAATCGACGTCTGGTGTCTCACTTACTTGATACTTATTGGTGAAATACCAATCGGCATTGTCACGTTCTACTTGCTCGAGTCTACCCTCAAGAGAGTACACTGAATTGAGCTGATCCCTGAGGTCTTCGGAATCCTCAGTCGTTACATCCCAAACCGCTCTGAGGACTGGGTAATCACAATCACCACCAGTACAACCGGTAAAGTCTTTCAAAAGCAGATCCCATGTCTTCTGAAAGCTCAGAAGATGTACCACATCATTCGTGGAAAGGATCTTGGATACTGCTTTGAAGTTCAGGATATCCGTAAACGGAGTGTTGTTTTTCCTGAACGCACGTGCCACGTAATCAGGCACCATGATAAATTCAGTTTTCATAGCAAGTTTCCATATCGGGTGGTTATTTGAATTCACCTCTATCAATAGATATCGGGATAGAAGCAAAGAAGATCATTCTTTTTCGTCTAGAACAAGACCCTACCCGATAGTGCTTGACCACAAAAAATACAAGTCAAAGCTATAGTTTGTCTAGTAGGATTAACTACCGAATAGCATCAGTCGACTCAGAGAAAAATATGAATGAGAAACATTTGTTGGTCAACTGCATCACGCTGCTATTCTCGTGCAGTCAGCTTGACGAAGATAACGAAAACTTTCGTAGTCTTGCAAGAGAAGTTCTGTCAGACATAAAATTGCCTGAAGTTGACTCAGCTACCAACACCACAGCGAAAGTCACCGGCAGTTTGAGGCAGACTGGCCTTTGGATGGCTACTGAAGGTGTGCGCTATAAGCACGAGGCTAACGAATTGCTGCAACGCCTGCGTCTGGATACGCTGGGCGATAACGAACTCTATTCTGCGATTGAACGAGGCATCATCGCAGATCAAGAACCTCTGTACTACAAGGAACGCTGTCTCAAGATCGTCCAGCAGCTCAATGAATACAACAGGGAACGCAACTTCAGTGAGCTAGTCCGAAAATCAGCCTATAAACTCAGCTTTGAACGTGATAAGATTGAAAACATTCGTCACTTTGCAGCTGAGCTCTATAGCTCAATAGAACCATACCAAGCAAATGCGGAAACAAACGTTGACCCTGCTATTGTTAGCAGCCTTGATTCTAACGATCTCGATTCCATCACGACGCAGTTTGATGTCATCGAAAAGATGGAGTCGGGAGAAAGCATTCTTCGAACAGGCTGGCAAGGTGTCAACCGGATGTTGCGGGGAGGTTTCCGTCGCGGGGACGAGGTAGTCATTGGTGCTCTGCAGCACAACTACAAGACGGGTTTCTCCCTATCCATCTTCCGTCAGATGCTGACGTACAATAAACCATACATGCTCGATCCTACTAAGAAGCCCATGATGCTGCGCATCAGCTTCGAAGACAGTCTCGACATGAACGTGGATTATCTGTACAGATCCATCAAACAAAACGAATATGGTTCAGCGTCTGGCTGGGTGATGGAGGAGGATAAGGACGCGCGCGCGGCTTATGTCAAGACGTCCATGGAGTCCAATGGATACGAATTCCGGATGATGCGTGTGGACCCATCTCAATGGGGCTATCGCGACATCTGCAATGAGATCCTGCGTCTGGAAGCACTGGGTTATGAAGTCCATGCAGTGATGCTGGACTATCTGGCTCAGGTGCCGACCATCGGCTGTACAGAAGGCCCGACGGGCACAGATATCCGTGACATGTATCGCCGCATGCGTAACTTCACGAATCCTTAATTTATTCAAGGGCTTTAGAACAGTAATGTTCTAACGAAACTCTTCTAATTGCTGGAAAACCCTAAACTGATCCACCACAATAGTCGCGAAAGTGAGCTATGAAGGTTTGAAAACGGATCGGTTGTTACAATGGGCAACCGTGAGTCCTAAGGACTCCTTTAGCACCGAAGCTCCTAAACCTGCAAAGGCATGGAGTGTGGCCAACGACTATCGCTGAAATGCGAGTAGAGCCCAAGCGGGCTCCAAACGAAGAGCTCCTACCTGGTTTTCAGGAGGATGAAGATATAGTCTGTTCCTGTATGAGAGTACAGGCGGGTGCCAGGAATCGCACCGGGTATGTGTAGCGAACATACTGGACAGTAAGAGAAGAATTACTTTAATTACCCCACATCAACTTTCTACCGATGCGAAGATGCTCACGCGTGAAGGATGCGATGCATTCGTGACCCAATTGCCTGGCAAGGGTTATTACGATAAGTGTAAGACAGTTGATAACGAAGTCGACATTGAGATCTTCATTCACATCGAGTACGTCAATGGTCGAGCATATCTGACCATCCAGCGTGGTAAGCATAGGTTGAATGGACAGACCCCTGCTCAGGATCTGTATTGCGCTCTAGAGTTTCTACCTGATGGCTGTATCTTGGATGATGTCAATGGACCGGACTCTACCAGACGCAAACCCGGCGGGGCTCCATTGGGCGGTCAAGAGAAAGCTCCTTTTTGGGAAATGGCATAAATGAACGAAAATGAACGCGGGTATCAGAACCAGTGGACAGTAGAGGAACCCGACGACTCTGCTGAGAAAGCAATCGACTCCAAGCAGTTCTTTGACAATCTCGGAGAGGAGGTCAGGAACATAAAGATGCAGTCCGGCTACAAACCGCCTGACCCTGTACGCATCGCTATGGAGAACAAGACCGAGTTCGTCAGTTTCATCACTGACGTTATTTGGGAAGTGAAGGCTCTTCTCGTGCAGTCCGGTCTCTTCAAGGGAATGGAGTTGCCTGAGACGTACATCCTCATCCCTCTGAAGGAGTATGTGCAGGAGCAAATGGAAAAGGACAATAGTGCTGTTTTCCAGGATCTGCTGCAGGAGGTTTCGAACTTCGTTATTAACATCGAAAAGCTGCTGATGGAGAACAATGAAGAGCGGCAGGGTATGTATTACGCCACTGCTCGACGTGACGTCTACAGCCTCTCCATCAAGATCAAAGAAGCGCAAGCGGCGGCTTTAGCCGGATAAATACCCTCATATTGTGAAGTGAGTGTAACAACTCCACCCTCTCCTCGTGCCTGGCGGCCGGGAGAGGGTTTTGTCCGTATTAGTATCCAGTATCTTTTTTACTCCTATCCTATGTGCCCTCACGTGTGGCATTTAGGTGAATGAAACAATTGTACTTTTTCAATCCTTGAGGAATGTAACATGACTCTGCAAGCCAACCTGGCGGCATTTGCCGCCGCCGTCGGTGGCGACATCGGGACCCTGGTCAAGAACCAAGGTGTCCTGTCGACCCTGACCACCACCGACAAGACCAACCTCGTCGCTTCGATCAACGAACTGCAAGCCGGCCTGGCCACGCAAGCTGCCAAGACCATCATCGACGACACGAAGGTCGGCACCACCACCACCTACTCGTCCGACAAGCTGACGGCCCTGCTGGCCCAGGTCAAGAACGACATCATCGGCGGCGCGCCGTCGGCGTGGGACACGCTGAAAGAGATCGCCGACTACATCGCTGCTGACCAGACCGCCACTTCGGCGATCACCACGGCCCTGTCGAACCGCGTTCGCTTCGATGCCGATCAGACCCTGACCGCCGCCCAGCAGCTCCAGGCTTGCACGAACATCGGTATCGGTGATCCGACCGTTGACCTGGTTGCCGCCTACACCACCGCCAAGACCGGCGTGACTGCTCCCTGATCGCCGCCTGCAATAGCCTCACGGCACTCCGCACTTCAGACTACTTTCGGGTAGTCTGGGGTGTGGGGTGTTTATGCGCAAATGTTCTGAGTCCTAAGCTCTTATTAAAGAGTAACTTATCAGGAAAAAGAAAATGACAAATGTAACTTTGCAGCAAAAGCTGGCAGCATTGGTTCAACAGGTGGGCACTGATGTTCAGAGTCTAACCAATGAGATGACGGTAGTTGAGGCTGAGGTTGAACAGAATCTCACTGTGGTTCGCTCTGGAGTGGATGCGAATAACCTCTTTACCACGCTGACATGGAAACGCTCTGATGGCACGGTCTATAAGACCAGTGTGCTCTCCGGTGGCACTACCCCTCAGTACACCACCAGGACAACCACCTACTATGCAGCCAATGGAACCACTATCAAGAAAGTATTTACGCACACGCTCGCATACAGCAATGGTTTGCTCATTTCTGAAACTTTGAATTGATGAAACAAAAAAAAGAAGGAGTAAGAGATGAATCCTGATCTGCTATTGCACGGCTTTGCCGTCAACATGGGAGGTATCAGCACTGGTGCAGTAGTAGTGACTGGTGCACTGGCTCTGGATGCTTCAGGCATCAACAAGTATTACTCGCTAAATGATACTGCTGCACTCACACTGCCGGCTTGGAACACATGTCGTGCTGGTTCATTCATAGCCTGCGTGTGTGCAGGTGGTACGGCAAGCATTGTTCCTAAGAGCGGGGATACCGCCATCTACTACAATGCACTGCCTTCTGTGACTTCCATTGCTCTGGAAGCCAATGACTGGGTGGTGTTTGTTCAGAATGGTGGCCAGTGGGAAGTCTATAGCAGCAGCATCAAGAACCAGTCTGCTGTGGATATGGCTACCAAATTCAAGAACCTATCCGTGAAGACCGGACGCCTTTATGGCGGATATCTTGATCAGACACAGACTGTCTCAATTGCTGATCCGGCATTTGCCTTGGGCTTCAATGAGATCAGTCAGTATCATGAACCGTATTATCGATGCCTGGGTCACTTCAATCTCAATCAGTCTGACCAGGGCAACAGTGGGTTCTGTCACATTGAAATGACGGTTGACAGCAACTGGTATTCTGACGGGAATCAGAAGCTCGATTTGTACTTTGCAAACCGCGGTGCATTCGATTATTGGTGGACTCTGGAGAATAACAACACTGCTCTTGGGGATAACTCCAATGACTATCCTGCTGTGAGAGCATACGGTGTTCCAGGTTCTAGCGGGAATATGTCCGATGGGATAGTCTGGATCTGGCTGTTCATGCCTCGGGTCTACTCTCGCGTTACATGGAACTTTCTCGAGTGCGGACAGTTCACCGTTATTGACTCGAGTTATGGAACTCCTACTGGCACGGTGTTGTTTGATTCGACCCTACCTTCGAAGTTCCCGCCTATCTCGGCATACATCAGAAATGCAGCCCTTACAACTGACGGCTACAAGTACAACAAGAGCTACTTTGGTCAGACTGTTGGTGCAATTGGTGCTGTTAAGGATGACGGCACGGGTGTTCCGAAAGCCATCGATATTTCGAAGTTTGCATTCTTTGAACCCAATCAAACAACCAAAACATTCGATTACAAGGGTGGTCTGTTTAAGCAAAAGGCAGCAGACTGCACATTCATGAGTCTGGATGCTGTTCCGGCTGTCACTGGCGGTACAACTCCCGACTACTTCTCAATCGGAGTAAACGGCTACCAAATGCTCAAGTTGAGTGGGGACTATAATCAGACCATGAATGGTGATCTGAAATTGGTTCCTCTCAATACCACAGGTGCAGTTGCTTTCAACATTGCAACTGCTGCATCTAATCAGACTAATCAATGGTTCATGGCTGCTGCATCCGCCAGTGGGACTGACAATGAATTCGTTCTCCGCAATGATGGAAATGGGTTCTGCGATGGGGCTTGGACGGGCGGTGGTGCCGACTATGCTGAGTACTTCGAGTGGAAGGATGGAAATCCCGATGCTGAAGACAGACGTGGGGTATCAGTTGTTGTGGATGGTGGTAAGATCCGCCAGGCCATTGCTGGAGAAACGCCTTTCGGTGTAATCTCTTCAAACCCGTGTGTGGTGGGTGATGCCGGCTGGAACATCTGGAAGGGTAAATATCTTCTTGATGACTTCGGTAGCTACATTACTGAGACTGCCGAGTATTGGTCTTGGGTAGTGGATACTCCCATTACCGAAGAAGTACAAGTCAGAGTTCAAACAGGCACTACTGAAGTACCTATCACAAAAGAAGATGGAACAACAATCACCATCACAGTTCCAGTCTTTGAGACAAAGACTGAGAATCAAGTGGTGAGTGTTGATAGGGAGACAGTCGGGTATTTCTCCGATCAGATTCCTACCGGCATGGTTGTTCCTGACACCAAAACTGTTGCAACACAAACCCGCAAGAAACTCAATCCTAATTATGATCCTGCTGAGGAGTATATCCCTCGGTCAGAACGTAAGGAATGGGCTCTGGTGGGCTTCTTGGGTAAACTGCGAGTACTCAATACTCAAGTGGTTAATCCTAAGTGGATCAAGCTCAGCACGATCAGTAGCAAGGTAGATCTATATCTTGTTGCTGCATCATAAAGCCAAATGAGGGAGTGGGGTGCTATCGTGCCCCACTCTCCTACAAAAGTTCAATAAGAAAGACCAAAATGAACAACGATCTCATTTTGCACAACCTAATCGGTAGTCAAAGTTCTGGTTCGTCAGGATCGTCTAGTAATCTTTCCTACATCAGAAGTAACACATATCTGCCATTGCCGGATATATCAGGCACCAACAATGCATTCGTTGGACTCTACGCAGTGTTCCCAACAAACGGCTATGTCTCATTCACCGTGAGTGGAAAGTTCACTGTTGATTGGGGGGATGGTACTGTTACCAACTATGCCGCTGGCGCTACAGCAAGCCGCACATACACATTCACAAGCCTCAATACTCAAGTCACATCTCAAGGTTACAAACAAGTAATCATCAAGATCACGGCTCAGTCTGGAGCCAACCTGACATCCATCAACTTGAATGTCAAGAATGCCAGTGCTACAGGTGCATCGGCATATACCACCGGATGGCTTGATATAGCCATCAATGCAAGTTCTCTTACCAGCCTTACATTGGCCGGTAGTGCCCCAGCTACGTACCACCGGTTGCTCGAGCAAGTAAACATCTATAAGTCTGCTATCACGAACTTTAGCTACATGTTTGCTTATAGCTCTGTACTGGAGAGTGTTCCCAATTGCGACATCAGCAAGGGAACAAGTTTCACGTACATGTTCTACAACTGTTTCAACCTGAAGAAGATCCCTGCTCTCACATTCAATAATCCAGGTAGTCTTACCTACATGTTTGCAAACTGCTACCAGCTAGCAGATGCTTCGTTGTCGATCAACTCGCCAACAAACATGGACTATACCTTCTTCTGTTGCTCTTCTCTTGTCACCATGCCGAGTTTGAACTCAGGTAGCGTAACAAGTTACAACTACACATTTGCTGGATGTGTCAGTCTGAAAACAATCGTTAGCATGGATATGAGTGCAGCGACAGCTGCAAGTAACACGTTCTATCAATGCCAGTCGCTTTCAACCATTTCGTTGCTCAATGTTGGAGTTAGTCTGGTTTTGGCTGATTGCAATCTCACACATGAGACTCTGGCTAACTTGATGAACAATTTGAAAGCTGGTCTTAAAACTCTGGATATCCGGGATAACTGGGGTGCTCCTATGTTGACTGCTGCTGAGCGCGCAGTGGCTACACAACGCGGATGGACTTTGCTGGGCTAAAGGAGGCCTCTATGTCGTTTTTTAAACTGTCTGACAGTAACACACTCATTGAAGCTCCGATGTTCGTTTGTACGCCCGATTACAGCCTCCTGGCTGAAGAGCATGAATCCTACACCTATCCTACTGATGGATGGTATTGGTTCGATACACCGAATGCTGCTTCTGCTGCTTTGATCCCCAAGACAGTGACAAGGGCTCAGGCAAAGCTGGCAATGTACAAGCTGGGCATGTATGACAAGATCTCCGCATGCATGAACGATGCATCTACTCCTACCGAATACAAGATCGCTTGGAACGATGCACTAACTTTTGCTGAGAACTCACCAATCCTCAAGGCTGTATGTGTATTGGTAGGTCTTAGTGACGATCAACTCAAACAACTTTTTGATCTGGCTTATTCATTGGACTCATTTTAAGCAAAAAAAAAACAGAGGGTAGCCCCCTCTGTTTTTGCCGAGGTATTAACTAAAACGTCATAATCCCTACCCAGCTACCTCGACGGGTGCTGGGTAGGGATTGATTCACTGGGTACTGCTATGAATTTTGGACGTAGAAGCGATGGTGACCCACCTGCTTTACGAAACGCAACCCCTTATGCCATCGATGGGCTTCATGGATGTTGCGAAAGTGTGTGGCTGATCCAACCACGTCTTTGAGAACACCTCCCTCAATAGCAGCCTCGGCAATTGCGAGTGCTATGTCCCAGGACTGTTTGTCTCGTGGGTGCAGCTTGGGAGAATGCTTCTTGAGCCGGACTACGCCGGACTTAGTACGCTGGACGACATCTCGTGTCCAGGAGAACTGGCCTTTTTGAAAGACCACATCACAAACTTTTTCTTCAGCCTGATCGGCTCTGTTCATTGTTACTTGTGCAACGGCGATTTGTCCGTCAACAGGCTCTCCTCGAGACTCGCTGTAGACGTTCAATGCCAAGCACATTACTGCTGTCATCATTAATGACATGGGTTGGACTCCTATCTTTATTCGTATTCGCAGATGAGCAGACAGCGATAATGACGATCAAGATTTAGTTGTTGTAACTAAACCATCCTAAGGATCATCTCGTTAATAGCAGTCGCTGCAACATCCATGGGCTACTCGCTTCACTTACCTCAGTTTCTTGAGTGAATTGGAGGGTACTACGTCTTGCACGTTGTCGAGTGAGATAGAAACGACAGGGTGCGTATTATTTACAGCTGGAATCTATAAAAATACTCCAGACCCTCTATCAAAGAGTCTGGAGCTTGGGACTGGTTTCTACCGATTAGACTATGATTCCGTTGGGGAGGGCAGTCCATTCATCGTGCTGGCCGTTCAGGATTGCTTCGTCGGCCTCGATCTGCTCGGCGCGCTCATTGAGCAGATCTTGAATCTCATTCAGACGCTTCAGGATCTCAGGATCTTGCGGGCGCGAAGTGATGATTTTGTTGCGATGCACGAGGATGGCGATCAGGTCGCGTTCATCGACGCCATTGAAGTCACTCGTCGAGAAGATCAGCTTCTTGGAGACTTCATCGCCTTCACCGTGGATCACATAGCCGATACCGGGCTTGACCGGGGTGTTGAGGAACTTGGTGATGTGGCCGATGGAAACATCGCGGTGACGCGCGATGAGGTCAGCAGTGCCGTCGTCGAATTCAAAAGTGTCGGTAGTCATTTTCAGTTTTCTTTCTATTGTGAGTTGGTGGGTTATACGGGGTGGTGTTCGATGATCATGTTTTCAACTACAGTCGAAGCAGCCTCCAGATCGGCGGCTTGTTCTTTCATGACTTCGGCCCGCTCCTCGAGCTTGGCCAGAGCAGTCTGGAGAGCCTTGATGGCTTCGACGTTCTGATCGCAGCTGAGGATGTCATTCTGACCGGAGATGCGATGGATGAGGAGCTTGATGAGATCCTCATTGTGCAGACCGAGGACGAGTCCGGTGCGGAAAGTCAGAACTTTTTCTTCCACACCATTTTGCTCGATAACGTATGCCGCGTGATCAGCGACTCTGATGCCGTGGTAATCGACGGCCATCGTGACCTTGAATTCATCATGGCCGGCAATCAGGACGCCGGCGCCGTACTTGGTATCGACGAGAGTTTCGACTTTCTTCATTTTCAGTTTCCTTTTCTGCTATTGTAGTTGTGGGTCAAATACGGATTCAATGGTGGCGAACTGTCCTCGCCATTTCTTTTTTTGCCCAAAGATGGTAGAGATGCGTGGTCTTTCCAGCAACTTTGTGAATGGCGTATCCTGTATTATGCTCAATCTTTACCGCACTCCGAAGCAATGACCTGAAATGGTCATTGCCACTCATGTTCGCACCATTGTTGATGTAGAGATAATCATCGACAAAGTTACGAGTGACGGAATTGTTATTCCTGACCAGATTGGCTTGCTGCGCCAGATCTTCTTCCTTGGGAACATCTGGATACTTGGTCATCGCAGAGCGCTTCGCCACCATGGTGTTAGGCCAAAAGCCATTACCGGTGATGAAGCAGGTTTCATCCGGGATAGACCAGACCTTCATGTTCCGAAGAAAGAACGCATCGGCCTTAGTCTCTTTGAGCGCATCCATAGCGTGCTTGAGACGATCAGGACCGTACAGGTCATCATCGTCCCAGGTAGCGATGTACTCACCCTTAGAGACCTTTACGGCCTCATTACGCATGGCTCCCACAGTCAGCGCTGCATTGAAGAGTCTCAGAAACACAATCTTGGCGCTGGGAGGAAGTTTATTCTTCAGGCCATCGAGATAACTACCCATCGATGTTCTTGCTGCGCTCGTGACTACGATGAGTTCCCGATTCTCATACGTCTGATTCAGGAACCCTTCGATAGCCCATCTGGCAGGCAAAAGTGCACCACGGCTTACCATGACGCAACTCACCAAAGGCTTATTCTTGCTCATCACTCTCCTTCTTGTTAGTTAATGGAGTTTCATACGGTGACTCGAGATTGATCGCAAAACATGTTGCTGGCGAAGTAGCATTGGCGATTGCTATAGCTTCTTCGAGAACACTGCCTCCAACATCAGCGAGCATCGGATTCAACTCAATGGGAAAGGGAATACCAAGCACCCCCATTCCTTCTGCCAAAAGGTTGAGTTTCTCCAGAGCACTTGAATCCGGCATACCACACAGTGCATTGTGTTCCGCAGGGCCACCAAAGTGCTTATCGATTTGATCCGGCTTGCGAGGATTGCTGAACGCCAACATCTTCGAAGGACTGTTGGAATTTGCCGGACCGAGATCCATTGGCCGACATTGATAGTGTCCACTTATTGAATCACCGTCGAAGTCCTGAAGAAGTTCTTCACTGACAGAGGTAGTACCGCGGACTATCTCCTTAGGATCACGGCAATCCATGTGACTGATAAGTGCGCGGCAAAATGATTCCTGGCTAACTCGACCAGCCTTGTGTTGGTGCAGAACACGTGAGTTGAAATAGACGGCGGCATGATAGGTGCTACAAGTTGCATACTTGTTCTGATTGTAGAGCGGGTAGTGATAGTGTTTCGGAACGATCACGTAACTAGGAACGCCCATCACACCTGCCAAGTGAGCAATTCCGGTATCAATCGTGAACACAGCCTCACATGAACCGATTTCATCGACCAGATTGAGGAGCGAATACTCACTGAGAGGGTCAATCTTCACCAACTGAGCCTTCGATTGCATCAGGTTGTACAGAACTTCACTTGTGGTGAAGACTGAGTAGCCGTGATCGCTCAGATAACGAAGATGGGGAACGAGTTTCCCGCTCATCAGCGTACTCTCATCGACTTCCCGATAACCATTGGCAGGATTGTTATCACCGCCGGTGAGCTGGATGAATATCTTCCTCTCTTCCTTGGGCAGGTGGCACTTGTAGAGACCACCCTTGAGCAGCTCAGTCACCTCATCGAGTTTGGCTTGTTCATTATCCCATGCCGCATGGGCGGTGTAGTGCCAATCATTACCATCAAGCACCAGTGCAGGCAAAGATCTCAGATCGACATAGTGCCATTTTTCGCCGACGTGCTCTCCTTCGAAGAACGGCTTGAAATTGATGCCGGCGAAGTTGCTGCGTTCGAGAAGCAGCTTTTGCAGAGGAGGATTGTTCAGATCCAGATAGATGGTTTTCCACTTCTCTGCAAAAGGACTGAGCAGAGAAACGAGATCGTTGAGCGAATCACCCAGCTTGCCACCACCCTGAAGCACCAGAAGAGGGCGAGCAGGATCATCAAACTTCTCGTAGATAATCTCCTTCGGATAACCCAACAGCTTGCCGCGTTCTTCGTAGTAGGCCATGATGTCTTCACCACAGCCCCTGGCATAACTGATGTTCATGATGGCGATGGCTTCAGCCTTCTTGTTCTCCAGCCTCTTGGCAGTAGCTAGCTCCTGCTTGTAGTACTGAGTGGCTTCGGAGTAATCACCTGCCCACATGTACAAAAAGCCCATCGTGTTGAAGTTGCGCAGGCGGTGTTGGAAGCTGGTATTGGAAACGCCAATCATCGTCTTGATCCGCTCGATGGCGTCTTTCTGCTTGAAAGAATTGGGCTTGATGTTGATATCGTAAGTGTCTTCACGGATCAGAGCCTGCACCATTGCGGCAGCATACATCGATGCAATGTACTCCGGCATATCAGTGCGCTTGAGCTTCAGACTCTTCTGCACCTGCATGAACAGGTTCTTGTAAGTCGTCGTTGCTTGAAGGAACTGACCCTTGTTGGCAGCATGACCAGCCAGATCGAAGAGCTCGACTTGCTTCTTACTGAAGCCCAGACGTTCGAGGGCCGAAACGTTCATGTCTTTGACGTGTGCTTGTTGCTGTTTTTTGCTGTTCATTTTTGGTCTCATTGTGTTGGAGAAAAATAAGAATACGACATACCATCCAGAGCTAAAGAATAGCTCTGGATGGTAGTTTCCTACATTACGAATTCAAAACACATGCGCAAGTACGCACTAATTCTTTTTGGGGAATCGCAGTCTGACAAGGGCATTCGTAACCGGCAAGGTACTGAATGAACTTCATCAGGATCTTATACGACTCATCAACGCGCGTATCGTAGTTGTTACCGATACGCACATCGGTGCTGATGACGTCTTTGTGCCCGTAGATCTCTTCCGACGTGACGTCGACGTCGTACGGGTCATTGAAAATGCAAACTGACAGTGACGGCCCCATGTACCAAAAGAAACGCAGGGCAAGCAGGTCACCATTCACGCAGCGGCCGACCAGGTCCTTCCTGGTAGTGACGTCGTCGGTGACGATGTTTTTCCGGAAGTACTCATTGATTTTGAGTTGAAGAGAGCGTGAAAACATCTTGAAGAATTCGTGCGAATTACCGCTCGTTTCCTTAACAACATGCGTCACAAGAGTTTGGTATTCCAGTTTGGTCATGAACATTTGATTATCCTTCTTTCATTAAATACGCATCTCCTGGCTAAAAGAGTAGTGCGGTTGGTATATGAGATAAGATAATTCTCATCTCTATTTGTGTAATATGTGATTGAATAGATCTAGTTCACCATATATCTTCAGACCATAAAAACTTCCCTGGATGTACAGTTAGCAATAGTTGACCAGCATTGCGTGCAACGACGCGTGCTTCATACCTGTCGACAAATCGTCGTAAGTTTGTTGTGAACCCTTGCTCTTTGATAAAGCCGGATTTGTATCCTGACTCATTCCTTATTTTTTTTACTAGATCAAAGTGACGATATGGGCGAGGCATAAACCACACCTTATCGTCTGGCGTTATTACTGCAATGCCGGTAATGAACTCGTTGTCTGAATATGGAAAATGAATGTCCACGATGTCCCTACCAACGTATGCCTGGCTGGTTCCAGGCATACGATTGGCTAGGATATGAGACAGTTACCGCCGCACTACACAACCACGGAAAGCGCTGACGTTCTTATCGGTGGCTTCCTTCACCACCTCCAGAGCACCATAGAATGCTTCCGGATCATACTTGTTGCTGATAAAAACGTCTTGCAAAGAACTGCCTGCAATTGGTGCAAACACCCTGTCATCAGGCAGCGCATATTCCGGGAACATCTTCTTGCCATACTCACAGATTTCGGCATGGGTGAGATGACCAATATAGGTCGTCTTATCCACACGTCCCTTCCGAAGCAGCGCTTCATCGATGTTCTCGAGGTTATTGGCGGTCATGAAGATCAGCACTCGATCCAGACCCACTACACCGTCCAGAGTGTTGAGCATCCCAGACAAAGTCAGTCGCTCGAGGTCCATGCTGATTTTATGTTCATCAGCATCTGGGTTTTCGGACTTCTCGCCAAGCTGCCTAACACTAGCTTGTCTGGTAAGCTTTATCATCTCAACAGCATTGAAAGATGTACCAACCGGTATATCGCTATTTTTGTGTTTGGGGATGTAACGACTCTGAACAGCTTTGCTGCTATCGAAGTCTTCGATGAGAACGATGCCACCCCATGGCTTTTTCATATAGGAATCCACTTCATCATTGACTGAGAACATGGCGGCTTCAAACCGTTCATCCGACATATCCTGGAGCATGATGTTGAAGATGGGAAGATCGTATTCCGTTGCCAGAGCACGAACCAAGCTAGACTTACCAGTTCCAGGAGGACCGTAGAGCACATGGCAGTGTTTGTACGCGATGGAGCGGTCATTATACCACTTCTCGCTTGCCATGAATTCATCGATGGAACCGACAATCTCATTCTTGGTTTCCTGATTGAGTATAACGGTATTGAGCGGTCTGGTCTTCGCCGTAGCATACCGCACCCACCCATCCTTGGCAAACCGAAAGATCTTAATTCCAGTAGATGGAATGGAAGGATAGAACTCATCCACCAATTCATCAATCAGATCTTTCTTGCGACCCAGTAGGTTAATAACGAATTCCCTCTTCTCATTCTCGCTACCAGAACTCTGGAGTCTCACCATGCTGTACCAGAACAGACGCCTCTTGTAAAAGAAGTAGTGAGTACCAGCACCCGGCATTGTTTGCTTGGAGCCATCCATCGATCCAGAAACAAAGAAGCTTCTGGAGAACCGAACTCCCTTTTGTTTACTTGCCCACTTACCAAACGCCAGAAACACTTGGTCGTTACACGCAGGCCAACCACGCGAGTTGTCAATAGAGACAGTAGTGGTAATCTGTCTCATGATCGATCCCCAGATCTTGCTGGGGACGCTCTTGAAAATAAAACCAATCACGCTCACACCCCACAGCGATGCGATACCCGCAAATACCGGGTTCTTCATCAACTCTGCGTAGTTGTGGTAAATATCCATCAGGTACTGCATTTGAATGTCCTTTCAGTGCAGCTTATTCGACCATCTCGGCTTTGAGTGCAGGCCCAGGAAAGTAGTTGAAGATTTGGAAGTGACCCGGACAGATCTCAAGCATCCGTTCATACGGGAAGTCCGTACCTTCATACCGCTCGATCTGATTGCTCAGAACTACGATCGGAGGATAGATCTTTTCCGTACCACGATTGCTGATCTCGATAGCCTGCTCGTAAGCGTTGGCATAGATGTGGCAGTCACCGCCGGTATGAACCAGCTTGCCGGGCTTGTAGCCGGTAAAGCGACAGATGATGGCGAGCAGCAATGAACACGAGACCCAGTTCGAAGGTAGGCCCAGATACGAATCCACACTGCGCTGGTACATCAACAGATCCATCATCCCGTTATTGGGGTTCGGGAAGAATTGGTACAGCAGATGACAGGGCGGCAGTGCCATTTGTTCGAGCTCATCAGGACGCCAGCCATTGATGATGTGGCGACGACCGAGCGGGTCTGTATTGATACCGTCGATCAGGTTCTTGACCTGGTTGATGCTCGAACCATCAGCACACTTCCAGTCGGTCCACTGCTTGCCATAGATACGACCCAGGTCATTGTCACCCTTGCGGTTCGGATTGTGAATCCATTCCGGAGTACCATTGGCATTCTTGAACCAGAAGTTGCATCCCAGAGATGCAAAGTCTTCGGCATTGTCATAACCCCTGAGGAACCCCAGAAGCTCACCGATGGCCGACATGATCGGCAACTTGCGTTGAGATGAAGCAGCCAGGATGGAGAAGTCGTCCGGAAGCTTGCTCGTCTCAACATCAAGGTTGGCTTTGAGATCCGATTTCATCTCATCGAATTCTTTACTGCCCATCAGAAACGGAGACAGGTTGATCGTGGTGGAGATACCAACGAAACGATAGCCTGTCACCTTGGTGCGGTTACCGATCTGCGTACCAGAGCCGAGCACCTTGCGCAGGAATCCTGCATAAGCATCACTGACCGCATCCAGTGTGCGATTTTCACTGACTTCACGCATTTAACTTTCCTTCCAGATAGTAACGGATGTCACGAATTGCTTCACTGCAAACTTCATCGGGTGTTTTCGAACAATCCAAAAACATGGTGATCGATTGATTCAATATCCCCAGTCCATTTGTCCAGGGATTGATAACTGCGTCTTGCATCCTGGCGGCCATGTCTTTATAGAACGACAGGGGTTTGTTGTCGATCTGTGTTGACCGATCTCGTGCATCGGTACGGGCTTTCGCCACTTCCCCATCAACATAAGGGACAAGCCCAATGTGCGGAGGCATGAACTCTTTTACAAGCCTTCGTTCAAACAGAGCCCTGCACTCGCTGCTGCGAACGTTATATGACGCAATCGTTGTTATGTAGCGTTCAGCAATAACTACCTCACCTTTTTCAAGTTGAGGCGCGATGTTCTGTTTGAGATTTGCACCATGGGCATCAAGCAACTTGCTCACAGTGTGCATTTCGAACTCACCCGCACTACCGAGCTCATCAGCACGGGCAAGCATCTCGTCGAGTATCCTTCGCCCTTCAGATGTGCTGTACAGGGGATGAAACACCAGAACCTCTTTTTGTTCAGGTGCAAACACCCACCCTTTCTTTTCAGAGAGTTCTTTTGTCAGATCAGCAATCTCCGACAAAAGCCTCTTCTTGAGCATGTTTGTCAGAGTAGTTTTTCCAGAACCGCCTATCCCATCAACTGAGATAAACAAGCCCTTATTTGGTGTGTGATTCATACATCCTCTCTTTTTACAGTCAGCAATCCGTATTGGAGATCATAGAAATCGTATGGGATGATTCCATTGAGGTACATCCCAAGCTCAGTTGCCTTGTCCCTTAACGAGTAAGCCAAATAGCTTATTGCGTCATAGAGCTGACTCATCCGCTGCTCGGTATATCCATCGTCAGAGAAAGAGTTTGTTACTTCAATAATCGAATCATCAAGGCGCTGCCCCCATAATTCTTCTTTCCATAGAGCCGACCAAAGTTCACACAGGATCGGATCTATGTCGTAATCGATGCTAGCGGCTCTCATTTGTTTTGAGAATTCTTTAAGAATGCTAGCAATATCGATACGCACATGAGTCGGAATTTGCTGCATCAGTCACTCCCAATTAAGCTTCATCATTAGAATAATGAGTGATTGACTTTTGTTAATACACAATTGGAAATCAAGATGAAACTCGAATCAGGGTACTTCGATACCGATGTGATGATCTCATATGCACATCGCCCCTCCTCTGTTCTCCGCACGGATCTGTGGGAAACCAAGAACATCACTACCTTCTATGCGAAAGACCAGCACACTGGAGATAAGTACAAGGTAACAGTCCCTAAGGGGTATCTGTCTGATGGAGCCACTGTTCCCCGCATGTTCTGGGACTTTGCGCCTACAATGGGACGCTACACTCAGTCCGTCATACTTCATGACTGGCTGTGCGAATACCTCACAGTTTACGACATCACCAACAAACCCATCCGTATCACACGCGCTGATGCTGATGAGTTTCTTCGAGTGGCGATGATCTCACATAACGTATCACGTTTCCATAAGTTTTTACTTTACTCTGGTGTTCGCATTTATGCGATTCTCACTGGAGTCAAAGGACCGCACCTTAGTGAAGGTAAACGGGCTTTGGAGAGGCTTGAGTTCTAAATAGCTATACACACTCTCTGAGAGCCTAAAAAGCTCTCAGAGAGTGTGTATGCCTGTGCATTACTGGTTCACAGTGGTCTTATTGTTGACAAACACCATTAGTGCTACGTTATGGATGTACTGCGTTGCGAACGTGGCCTTATCCTTGGCATAGATGTACTCCATCGCTGCAATCAAAATGCCATCAACTTGTTTCACCTCTTCTTTCTCGAGGTAGAACATTCGAACAGGCATTCCGGGATAAAGAGCATCGGGATAAGCGTGCTCCCACACCAACTGCAATGATGCACAGTTACGCCTAGCCAATTCAGAATACTGAACATAGCTGTTGGAGTTAATCGCCAACCCTGAGAGCTTGACGTTATTGGTTCCAGACTTACGAGCTTTTGATATCACTTCAGTGACATTGGTAGCTCTGTCCACAATGGCTTTGTTGTTGGAGACACTAGCAAAGCCATCAATGAACTTTGAAGCATCAGCAAACCGAATACCGTTGCCTAACTGCAAATCTTGCTGATCAGACTTATCCTCGAAGGATGCTTTACCAGTAGCCAAAATGGTCGTATTGGTTCCATCGATTTTGTACGTCTTCTCAACACCCGGATACATATCCGAAGGCACATTAATGATAGTCAGTGTCTTCTTACCGCTGGAGAACCTGGTGGTGTCATATGCAGGATAGACGTACCAATACCCATTCGAGTAGTAGTACGAGAACCCGGCACTATAAACACCACCGCAACTCTCATGCATGAAAGCAGGTGCGCGATGCAGAGGGGTGCCCTGTGGGATGACGATATGTTCACGAACTTCAGTGTGTGTGGCAGGGACCATATCCACACCCTTCACTGCATACTCGGCAGGTACTTTGTCCTTAGCTGACTCATCAATTAAAAGAGCCTTGAGCGCTTCCTCGATGGATGCTTTCCTGAACGTTCTACCCACTGACCTGACTCGAGCTTTATCAACATAAATGTCGATGAGCTGAATAGTTGCTGCAATGATGTTTGTTCGATCAAGCTTATCAGCGTCGATCAGTGTTTTGTTCTGAGCTTCCAGAATAGGGTCGCTGATATCCTCAACAAGCACACCCACAAAACGACGAGTGAGGGTCTTGTATTTGGGATCAGTGAGTTTGGTTGTCGGATTGATAGGTTCTGCAATAATCGTGACTTCGATGAAGTTGCGATTCCTGTAGATCTTCGTCAGGTAAGTACCTGCACCTATCATGAATTCAATCATGTGTTCATCGCAATAGTTCTCGAAGAATGCACGATTGATGTCCTGTGAGATTACTTTCAATGGCTCAATTGTTTCACCGTTGACATGAATCTGCATCTTGTAGAAGTAATGCACTGGCATGTTGTCAGCTGCAAAGATCTTGTTTACTTCCAGCTGTAGTGGGGATTCTTGAAACTCCATCACTTACCCCTATTTCTTCCTGAGTAGAAGTTGTAGTTCAAGCTCTCCTGCACCTGGGAGAATGCTTCGGCGAAAGAGTCTCTCTGAGGTGGCACATACTCTCCATCCTCATGATTGATCTCACCTCTCGTGCCTTGGAGAATAGATGTATTTGAGATAGGGCTCTGATCCATGAACACAAACTCTTCATGATCCACTTTGGGGAGATCCCATTTAGCATGATCGTAAACAGCGTCTGCAAACTGGTTCATCAGCTCCAAGTCTTCAAAGGGGGCATCGAGAATGTTGATCTGTGTCGTTAGGATTCTATTCCAGTGGACCAGATAGTTGGTAACGTGCTGATAGATCTTAATCACATCATCACGAAGCTTCACTCCCACCACTACTCCCTTACGGTAGTACTCAACCATCTCATCAATGGTCATCATGGTGTCTATGCGCTCGTTGAGCATAGCCCTGTCATCAGCTCTGTCTCCAGATGTTGGAGTACCAAACTGCTTGACATAGTCAGCAGACATGGAGTGTATGTATGGAACAGTTGCCCTGAACTTAGGGTTGAAGATATACCAATCAGGAGTCCTTTTTCCTTCAGGCACCCAATTGGTAGCTATTTTTCTTGGAGCATTGAGGTCGGGCATTCTAACCTCCTAATTGATAGACCAGATGATTTGACACTGCGGTATAAACTCCATCAGACTGCTTTAACAGTCTGATGGAGTATTTGCCGATTAGTACGGAAGAGCTGTGCAGGCACCAATCACGATATGACTGACCGGAGTGCCGCTGGGATCACTGAAACCATTGGCATCGCAAGTCACCGGAAGGATGTCACCATACACACCCAGTCCGGTCGGAAGAGTCTTCAAACCAAAGACTCGACCGCGCCAGTCAAACGAAGCGGCAGTTGCATCCACACCAGGACTGGCCTTCGTCGCTACCAGGTTGGACAGATTGGAGGCAGTGGTGACGAAGTTCGGGGTACTGACCATTGCACCCAAGCTACCTGAGTAGATTGTGTGGGCAGTACCGGAGTAGTTACTACCACCGATGCTGCCGACGATTCCATTGGGAGAAATGAGCGCATTGCCCATGGCAGCAGGCTTCCCGACCAGTCCTGCACGATTTCGAGGAACGCCACCGACAGTACTGAAATACTGCGTGTTGGAATCCAGGACGTCTGCTCGCAAATGCATACCGGTCGTCATGAAAAAGTTCGGCACGCCAAGAGCAGGAGTATCAGCAGGATTGTCTCTGGTGAACTCAAAAAGACCAGCACCATCGTTTCTGGTGGTGAAAGCATTGTTGAGTTGCAGATAAAGGTAACGTGCTGAACAAAACACGTTAATCGTCATGCTGGTGAGAGAAATGGAGAGCTGATACAGCGTGCCAGAACCGTCCAGATAGACTTGGTTCGTGCCAGAGTGACTGGTAGTATTCCAGTTCTCGAACACGTTGAGGTACATCGCATTCGATGCCGAATACAAGACCTGCGCATACTTGTAGTTGACGTTATCGTAGCATTTGCTACGAAACACCACATTGGTGGTGGAGACTTGATCCCAGACAGTCCATCCAGCAGCCGTTAGGGTGTCGCTGATGGCTTGCAGAATTTCGGCTCCGGTTGTGTTTGCAAAAACCAAAGCCTTACTGTTGGGACCAAGTACGGTGGCGGTGACAGCCATTTGAATTCCTTTCTTAACTCCAGTACTGGACAATTCCCGTCGACACAGTCATACCCTTGCTACCAAGAGTATAGCGGCCAGTAGAATTGTAGCAGTTCTTGAATGATCCGTTGATAACGGGGGTAGCGTTGGTGAGTCGAACAAGCGAAGTCTTTGCTTGACGCGACACATATGCTGACACCAACGCTTGACCGTTCATGCTAGCTGCAGTGAGTGTGGCCATGATCAGAGGGGAAGTGCGAAG